GGCCAATTGCAGCTCTAAACCGATTGCGGGGTGAACCATGGCATCCAGATCCCTTCGTGACATGCGCGGCATGATCCCGCACCAGATTGCGCAAGCGCGTCCGCCCGCGGCGATCGCTCCCACCCCCGCCCCTATGGCCCCGGTAAAGCGGGCGATGCCCGTGCGGCCCGCTCCGCAAGGCCAGAAAGTGCCCATGCAGGCACCCTCAATGCGGCCAATGCAGGCCCCGATCGCCACCGACATGGGGGCCATCAACAGCCCCTACAGCCGGCCCATGTCCACCATGCGCCGCTACGGGAGGATTCGGTAATGCCGAACCGCAAACTGCGCGAGTACGGCGCTCCGATCGGCGTGCCCAAGATGATCGAGGCGGGGCGGCCCAAGGTCGGCCCGGCCGATCCGGCGACCCGGCGCAAGGCGTTGAAGGAGGCGCTCGCGGCCACTGAGCCAACGCCGTGGGTGCCCGAGCCGATCAAGGACGCGAAGAGGCGGGTGCAGACGCTCAAGGATCGAGGGGGCGTAGCGCTGCGCGAAAAGCAGCTCCGTGACCTGGGGGAGTGATGCTCGATCAGTATGGGCAGATGGAGGAACTGCCACAGCCTGATCCGGACGCGATCCCCGACGCCAAGCTCGCCCTAGGGGAAGGAATCCGTGCCCGCCTGCGCGAGCTGTATGCATCGCAGCAGGCCGCCGCTCAGGCTCTGGGCATGTCGCAGCCGAATCTCGCCCCCCTGTTCACCGGCAAGATGGACCGCTATTCGCTGGCCTGGCTGATCATGACGGCCTCGCGAGTGGGCCTGAACGTGTTAATCGAGGTGCGGCTAGGCGACAAACGCTTATGCGCGTGATCCTGGGCCTCGCACTACAACAACCACGGCTAACAGCCGGAGAACCGAGTCGCAACGATCGCCGTGGCCTTGTGGGTCACGATCCTCCTGGGGTCGGTGGCGTGCGCTCATCAGAGCAACGTCATGGACCACCTATCCGAGCATCTTCAGGGTAAACGCCACCCCGTTCAGATCCTGACCGAGATCGCGGCCGAAAGGATGCGCCGCGACTTCATGCTGTTCCTGCGCCGCGGCTGGCACATCATCGAGCCGAAGCTCATGCAATGGAACTGGCACCTCGGCGCGATCGCCGAGCACCTGGTCTACCTTACGCAAGGGGAGATCCGGTTCTTGATGATCAACATCCCCCCGCGCATGACGAAGAGCCTGCTGTGCTCGGTGGCCTGGCCGGTGTGGCATTGGTTGCAGCGGCCCGAGACTCAGTTCATCGGCGCCAGCTATGACGAGTCCCTCGCGCTGCGTGATGCGGCACTCGCTCGGCGCCTGGTCGAGTCCTCCTGGTATCAACAGCACTACGGCGGGATGTATTACCTGCTGCCGGATGACAATGCGAAGAAGCTGTACCGCAACAGCAAGGGCGGCTATCGAGTCACCACGTCGGTCTCGGGCAAGAGCACCGGCGAGGGCGGCGACATCCAGCTCCTCGATGATCCGCACAACGCACAGAAAGTCGAGAGCGACACGGTTCGACAGACCGCCGTCTCCTGGCACGATAACGCTTGGCGATCACGCCTCAACGATCCCAACAACTCGCAAAAGGTTTACATCGGCCAGCGCACGCACGACGGCGATATCTTCGGCCACGTCCTCGCGCAGGAGGGCATTCGCTGGTGCCACCTGGTGCTGCCGATGGAGCACGATCCAAAGCGTGTTTGCATCACGTATGCAAACAAGGGCGAGGGACCGGATAAGGAGCAAGAGATCTTCCGCGATCCGCGCAAGAAGGAAAACGAACTACTGAATCCCGGCCGGTTCAACAAGAAGACGGCGCGCGCTGAACGCGAGGCGATGGCGGAGCGGTCCTACAATGCACAATATCAGCAGCAGCCCGAGGGCGCCGGCGGCCTGATCCTCAAGCGCAACTGGTGGCGGCCCTGGAAGTTTCCGGACTGGCACCCCAAGGCGAACAAGGACCGCGACCTGCCGGAATTCATGGAGATCATCCAGGTCTACGACACCGCATTCGAAGAAGACGAGGAGGCGGACTTCACCGCGCGCACGACGTGGGGCGTGTTCGAGAACCGCGATCTATTCAAGGACCCGCGCACCGGCAAGGTCAAGGAGGGCAAGGTGCGCGTGTGTGCGCTGCTGCTCGATCGGTACAAGGAGCGCGTGGAATTCCCCGACCTGATTGATGAGATGGTGGAGTCGGATCAGAAGTTCGCGCCCGAGATCATTCTCATCGAGAAAAAGGCGAGCGGCCACTCCGCGATCCAGACCATGCGGCGCAAGGGCCTGCCGGTCAAAGGCGTGAAGCTCACCGATGGCGGGGACCTGGTGAACCGGGCGCACATGGCCAGCTACATGCTCAAAAAGGGCTGCATCTACTACCTGTCGCGGAACTGGTCGATCGACGTGATCGATGAGTGCGCGAAATTTCCCAACGGTGAGCACGACGACCAGGTGGCGAGCTGCGTCATTGCCTGGCAGTACATGCGCCGCTATCACGATCTGACGACCGAGGACGAGGCGAAGCAGGACATCGCGCCCTTCACCTGGAAGCGCGCGACCGGAGAGGATCGCGCGCTTCGATACGCATAACGTCGTCTCGATGACGGTGGCAGAAATCGCAGTAGTGACCTGACCAGCGATGCCGCGATCCGACCAGCTTGCCAGTTTTCGGGCTCCTGCCGCGGAAAACGGAGCACGGGATCACCGACTTCACTGTCTTCGATTGCATGGGATCTTGATCGAGCGAGGATCGTCCGGGCGCCCCGCGGTGGTGACGCCAATTCGGAATTTGCAGGTCTCGCATTCGATGACGTAGACCCCGCAGCGCTTCGCCGGATACGGCAAATCGATCAAGCACCATGGCTCGCTCATGGCCTTGGGGTTACGCACATCGAGGTCGCGGCCATGCGGGTACAGCGGATCGGTCTCGCACTGCGGCTCGCGCATGCGGTCGATCCATTCAATCGTGTGCGTGGGTTTCTTGTTCATTGGGGGCCTTTGGGTAACTGAAATAGAAACCCGGTCCGTCCCTGGACCGGGGGAGTCACTGGTTGCTACCGCACGAATCCACTGCGCGGCCTGTTCGTAATCCTCCAAGTTTCGCTTGCTCATCCCATGAGCGCGGTATTCGTGGCGAAGCACGTCGAGGTCCGCGTTGATCGCCATAACGACACGCCATAGGCCGCGGAGCACAGACGGAGGTGGCTTGCTCATGGTTCATCTGTCCCACGTCATCACGCGTATGCGTGACTTGGCTTGCGTCACGTACTTCTCGACGGTGTGAATCGACAGGCCGAGTTTTTCGGCCACCTCTTCGTAGGACATGCCATCGCGCTTGTGCGCGAGCAGTACTGCGGCATGCGTGGGCGGGAGTTGCGCCACTGCCCTATCGATCTGCTGCTGGAGATTTAATCGATCCGCTATATCGTCCGGCACTACCTGCGAAGGATGTTCGTCCCATCCCTTCAGGACGTTGCCATCAGCATCGATCAACTCACCTCGTTGATCGCGTTTGAACCACTGGCTCTCGTGCTCGACCTCGATACGAAAGTCGCACAGCACATGCGATGCAATGCCGTACAGATAGGCGAGTGGCTTGTGCACGACTTTCTCGTCATCCAGTCGCAGCAATCGCAGGTACACCTCCTGCGCCAAGTCATTCACATCTTGCGGTTGACGCAAGCGGCGCATCAAGTAGCGATGCAATTCGCGGCGATATCGTCCGAACATCGAAGCGGCAAATTTTCTAACCAGAGTTTCCATGGGGGTACACCTCAAAGAGACGTTGCCTGCGAGCGTTGTAGACGGCGATCACCCCGTCCGTGTCCCGATCTATTTGTCCTCCGTTCTCGACGGCGCGCTGCGCCTGGTTTTGCCATTCACTGCCAAGCCGCACCAGGGGAACATCGATGATCGAACCGGTGTAGACGAAGCCCTGGTAACGGCGGCGGTTATTGACTCTTAATCGGTCCATGAGATCCTCCAAAAAAAGGCCGCCGGGCTGGGGGAAGCCAGGCGGCCGAGGAGAGGGCCAGCGCGATTATTAGCGGGTACGCCGGCCCCGTGGATCAGGCCGCTCGCTTCACCGGCTTGGTGAGCAGCGACTGCCAGTCCTTGCTCGCCAGCTCGACGAGCAGGCCACCATCGGTTTCCAGCTTGGTGGCCATGTCGTAGTTCTCCTCGTCCTGGCTCTGACGGGTGATGGCGTTCGCCAGGCCCCACCGGCTCAGATCGCCGCCCTCGATCAGATGGCGCAGTACGCCTTCCTTCGTGGACTCGTTGTAGCTGAAGCGCGTAGCGGCGAGTTCGACCACATCCTCGATCTTGCCCTCGATCTTCTGGCCGGCGGCTTCGCGCATCGGATTGGTGATCTTCTCGAACACGTCCTGCTTCATCACCCCGCGCACGGTGTCCTGCACCTTGGCCCACAGCGCGGTGTCATCGAGTTCCTTCGTGCGATCGCTGAACATCTCATAGGCTTCCTCGGTCTCGCCCGAGGCGCGCTTGCCCACATGCGTGCGGCGCTGCCCGTAGTCCTGCATGATCATTCCGTTCTTGCAGGAGAGGCGGAACACCAGCGGCGCCACTTGCAGCGCGCCCGAGCCAACCTCGCTATTCGAGATCACAATGCCGGCCTGCACGACATCCCCGACGTTGGCGATGCTGGTGGAGATCTTGGGGAACACGGCCTTGATGTAGAAACGCGTGTCGGTCAACTGCGTGGACTCGATGCGCAGACCATCGTACTCACGCAGCACCGGCATCACGGCGTTCGCGAGATCGAAATTGTCGAGGGGGCGGTACTTGTCGGAGAGCACGGCGCGCACGCGATTATCGAGGGTGCGCAGCATGCGGCGCGTGGGCTCACGATGCAGCAATTCGGTGAGCGTGTAAGCCAGCATATCGGGATGATCGGCGCGAAGGCGATGGTAGAACGTGGCCGGCACTTTGAGCAGCTCGGCGAATTGGCCGTGAGCATGATCGTTGATTGCCATTCTCACCGGGCCTTTCGAGCTATCGAGGCGCACGGCAAGTGTCGTCGGGACGAGGGCGTCCTGGAACACGCTCACCTTGCTTGTGTCGGCGATGAAGTCGCGCTTGGAGGCGCTTTGGCGTTCTATTTCGGCGGCCATTTGCACGAGGGTAAGACCTGATTTCATGATTCGACTCCTGAAGTGCCCCTGAATCCGCGCAGGGTTCGCGTTTCCCGGAAAACCCGGTAACGCAATATCAACACAAGTTGCACCGCTGTTGCAAGGGTGTTGCATTCGATGTTGCACATGAGCCATGATGCTAGGCAAAGGAGATATCCAAATGAGCTATCAGGCCACCTACACCAAGTTGCGTTCCGGTGACTGGGGCATCCGCATCGCCGCTGCCGATCTCTCTGAATTCCGCGCCGGCACCTACGTCCAGGTCGCGAAAAAGAGCGGCGAGCTGAAGCACGAGGCTATCGCAAAGATCATCTACGCCCGCAATGGGATCGCGCTGTGCGCTATCCGGCGCGAGAGCGACGGCAAGTGCCAACAATCCCGCATGATCCGTACCGGCTGCTCCTGCGGATCGATCGAGGGCTATCCACGCAACTCTGACTGCGCGAGCTGTCAACACGACTATTGAGCACACGATGAGTTACGAGAACCAGGAATGCCCTTGCGGTGGCAAGAAGCGGCGCGAGACGATGCTCTGCGATGATTGCGTGCGCGAGTTCTCCGATCGCGAGGAGCTGAAGGACTACCTGAACGAGACGCTGAGCCTGGACTACCGCAGGAACGCGGCGCTCGTGCTGCTCTCCCTCGCACACAACCGCGTGCCCGGCCTGCACAAGCGACCCGGCGTGAGCACAGCGAGGCGCCGATGAGGGACATGCGTCGCTACAAGCGAGATGCCGAGCCGGAGACGCGCGTGGGCCTGTGCTGCGGATGCCGTGAAGACCGGGTGTCGCTGTTCAAGGTTCCAGGGATCTTTCGCTATCGCTGTGCCGCGTGCTTCCGCAAGGAGACCGGCTTCAATCACCACATGGCGCCGCCGCCACCTGCCTCGGTAATCATCGTCCCATGAGCCGCACCATCTCGTACCTGGAACGCATGGCCATTGCGATCGCGCTGGCCGTGCCGATCGAGGTCAAGACCGACACCGTCACGGTGCATGCCGTGTTCATTCACAAGATCCGCAGCGAGCTGGATCGCCGCGGCATCCCCTGGCGCACCTCGGCCAACAAGGTCAAGCGTGCGACCCGTAAGCGAGCCATCCAGCGGGCCAGAAACCAAGGAGATTCCAATGGATGATGCTGTATTCCAGACGCCCTCGCGCTTCCAGGCGCAAGCGCCGGCGGCAGCGCCAGCACCGGCGCCCCGGCCAGGGCTGCACCTGTTCGCCACGAAGGACGGGTTCGATGGCGCCCTGGAGGAGGCGAACCTCCTTGATCTGATGCTGATCGACGCACGCGAGCATTTCGAGCGGACCTATTTGCACGCGCTGAACGTGCACTATGCCGGCCGCGTCTCACTGATTGCCAAGCACTGCGGCATGGAGCGCACGCACCTGTACCGCAAGCTGCGGCAGCTCGGCGTTAGAACCAAGCAGCCCGAGCCCGTCATCGAGGCAACCAGCCATGAGGAGTAAGAAATCAGTCGGACATCCAGGACCTGCACACGATCACATCGTGCGGATCCAGAACGAGCAGATCTGCGCGAAGCTCCTGGGCTGGCGCATGGTGGCCGAGGCGGTGCCGGGCAAGGGAAACGTGCACCCCGCGGTGTGGCACAAAAAGGAATTCCATGGAATTGGCACGGGCGGCGGATTGCACACTCCCTCGTTCCTCGATTTCCGTGAGAGCGCCTACATCATCGAGCGTCTGGTGCACATGGGCTACAAGGTGAGCATGGGCGTGGAGAGCGATGGTCGCGCCAGCGTGCTGGTCGACAACGGTGTGCGCCACCTCCAGCAGATCAAGCAGGAGGAGCCGATCACCGAGCTGATCCGGCGCGTGGCGATCCTGGTAATCGAGACGTGATGAGCGACGATCCGAACTTCGACGACGACGTGGAGATTCTCACCGAGCTGCGCCGCCGCGGCGTTGCGGTGCACGTCCTCGATCCTTCGCCAGAGCTGATCGCGGCGCTGGCGCCTTGTGAGCACGGCGAGGTGAAGGCCGATTGCGTGCAGTGCAGCCTGTGGGCCACCTGGGGCGGGATCAATGCGGAGATCGAGAGCGAGGAACGGAAACCATGAGGACGCGCTGGACGCCCAAGCACGCCGTCGCCACTACGAAGCGCCAGGTTGATGCCGCGGTCGCGCGCCTGCGCGTCGTAGCGCTGGAGTGGGGCGACGTGGATCAAACCTACGTCGATAACGCCGAGGACTTCATCCGCGAGTTGGAGGAGTTCGCGGAGCGCGTCGAGGCCGAGGTCGCCGAGCGGCTCAAAGCCGGGGAGAAGATCGGGATATGAGCAACCAAGCCACAGACCAATACAAGCTCCTCGATTACGCGTTGCCTATTTCACCGTGCGGGTTCTGCGGCGCCATCGCGCGGATGTGGCAACACTCGAACGGCGATGCCGTGCGCTTCTTCGTTTGCTGTTCCAGGATAGCCGCCAACACCGTTGATACGCCTGAAGGGAATGACTGTCCGCTGTCGATGCCGCCGGAGGATTTCTACAAGGCGAGGCGCGTCGAGGCGGCGAAGTACTGGGAAGCGTGGGCCACATTCGGCAATAAGCATCGGACATGAGCGATTGCACGTGCTGCTCGCTTGGCATTCTGCACCCCGAGGCTGGCAGCGGCTGCGGGAACATCAATGCCGTGTGGGAGGCGGCGGAGCGCAAGAGCAGACGCAAGCTCGTGGTGCAGGTGGAGTTCCGCCAGTCTAAATATGGACGGATCGGTGCCGGCCAGAATCGGTTAAGGCTGTCATGCGGACACGTGCAGCTCCGCCAGGCCAGCCATCACGTACCCATACGCACGAGGTGCCGGGAATGCAGGCAATAGAAAATCAACGGATCTGCGAGAAGCTGTTGGGCTGGAAGATCAGCCCGCACGGGCTTGTGCTGGCTGAAAACGATGGCAATGCTCGCTACCTCAAGATGCCCAATTTCACGACCTGGGCCGAGGCCGGGCTGATCCTGGAGGCGCTTCGCGCTCTTGGGTTGCGCGTAGAAGTCCACGCCAATGGCTTCGGGTCGCAAGGCCAATGGAAAGCCTCCGTCGCGCATCGGGAGAGCCTTGGGGCATTTGATGGATTCGGCACCGGCCCGCTTGCCATCAGATCCGCCGCCTTGTCGTATATCGGGAGCCTATGACGCGGGCCAGGCGCACCGGTCCGCTGCCGCGCAAGCGCCGGGCGAAGCGGGATAAGTTCGACCGTCCATTCCGCTATCCGCCGCATCTACAGGTAACCGCGATGCACAACTGGGGCGATCCGCTGCTGGTGGTCGAGTGCCTGGTGTGCCTGCGCTCGACCGGGCATAAGACGCAAGCCAGGCCGGCGCTCGCCAAGTTCCTGAAAGCCCACCGCCGATGTGGCGCAATAGCATTGCAATAGCCGAGCAACACCGAGCACAATACGGCGCCATGCAGTACCAGCCGAAGCCGCGTTACCGTTGGAGCGAGAAGCGACGCCGGTGGATGCTCGTTGCCATCGGGCGAACCGGTTCCATTGGTGGCTGGCATTATGGACGCTCCTTGAGCGCTATAAAGAGCAAACAGAAGTGATCACCAATGAAACGAAGCAGCTTCGCGAAGCGATCCGGCAAGGCGCCTACCCGTATCCGCAAGGCGAAGGCCACGGCGCGCAGTACAACCAGGCCGTCGCCCGCGTCTACGAACTCGAAAGGGCCGCCGAAGCCGCCGCCGGCGACGCCGTGCCCATACAAATTCCCGCCGCACAGTGACCACATCGAGCAGCCCTGCATCCGCGAGGCTGGTCACTACGGCCCGCATCATTGCGCCGGTAAGCGCAAGGGAGATCCGCAATGAAGAAACAATCCGGGCGCGATGCCGTGCTCAAGATGCGAGACGAGTTCTTGTTGCTGGTGGCCGCGTACAACGCAGTCGGCGAGTACAAGGATGCGCAGGGTGCGCAAGTTATGGCGATCGTGCTGAACGACTTCGAAGACAATCACGTGATCACAAACATGGAATGGCCGCCGCGTGTCACATCAGACCAGTACGGCCCGGCGATCGCAGAGCTGACCAAAGAGGAACTGAGCCCTCTTGAGGGCGCACTCCTGATCGACGACGCTGTGCGCGTCACGCAGGCTATGATCGACGTGCTCGCCGAACGCGGCCGACAGCAGGAGGTCGAGAAGTTCGACGCGCATCACGACGACCAGCACGTTGACGGCGAGCTGGCCGCGGCGGCAGGTATCTATGCCCTGCACAACAGTGGCGGCCTGGGGGTGCGTGATTACATTCCCGAGGAGGGCGAACCCCTGCCATCCGAAGACGCAGTGCCAAGAGGCTGGCCCTTCGCGCCGGATTGCTGGAAGCCGAAGGACGCGCGCGCCGATTACGTGCGCGCTGCCGCGCTGCTCATCGCCGAGATCGAGCGCATCGACCGGAGCGAGGGGCGATGACACACGATGAAATCGTCGTCCACCTGGTTGCCGGCATGCTGGCCAGCAAGCCATTTAACCGCCAGGCCGAGGTCGACCAGGTCTCCGACATCGCCGCCATGCACGCGATCGCCAACAAGCACGCGGTGGCGATCCTGGAGCAACGGCGCCGCGAGAGTGAAGCGGAGGAACAAGCGGAGGCTGAGTATTACCAGAGCTGGCGCAAGGCCGTGCTCGACTGGGAGAAAGAGGCCGACGAGTTGCTACGCCTCGCCGGCCCACTCGCCATCGAGGTGCGCGAGGGTGGCGCGAGCTTGAGCAAGCGCGCCTCGGTCGCGGCTACATTCTTGAACCTGCTGCATCGGGTGAAGCCATGATCGGCATCTACGCGCCAGGCTTCGGATGGGTGCATTCGTATGAGGACACGGCGTGTGGCCGCGGCAGCGTGCTGTTCACTCTGAAGCCGGCAGCGGCGAAATCATTCCCTGGCCCCAGCGAAGCGCTTGAATTCTGGCGCACGCAGAGCAAGACCGTGCCGATGCGACCGGACGGCAAGCCGAACCGCCCGCTCACCGCATATACGGTTGAGATCCTGCCACTCACTCAGGAGCCAACACTGCCATGAGCGGCGACATGGGCGACGACTTCAAAGCCATGCGCGAGATGCAGCAGGAAAAGCGCGCGCGCAATCGAGAATCCAGCACGACGATCCTTCGCGATTGCGGCGTCGTGTTCAGCTCTTACAACAACGGCGTGCACCTGGTCGTCACGCACAACCAGGTGCAGGTGGATTTCTGGCCGAGCACCGGCAAGTGGATCGTGCGCGATGCACGCAAGACCGAAGGCCGCGGGGTCTACAACCTGATCAAGCAGCTCGGGGTGCGAAAGTCATGATCAGCCGAGAACTGAAGGCGTTACTCATCCTCGCCTTCATGACGGAGACGATGGAGGCGGCAAAGCACATCCGCCATCGGCATCGCTGCGAGTGTGGTCACTCGTGGGAGCACACGGCAGCGGAGGCGAAGAACACCCCTGGCGCGCACACTTGCATCTGCGGGCGCCGCGTCACGAAGCCTGAATATGATTTCCTACAACAACAAGGGGAGCAACATGGTGGCACCAGTACCTGACATTGAGTGGACCGACGACGAACTGCGCGCCGCAGCGGCCTGGTTGCATCAGCGCATGAACGAGGGTGCGGCAGGAGATCAGTTTGCTCGATGTGAGGCGAAGCACGCCGGCATTGCATTCGTCGAGCTGCGCCAGGCGATGCAGGACAAGCCGCGGCCACGCAAGGCGCAATGGTATTACCTGGGCATGATGGTGGTGTTCCTGCTCCTGGCCGAGCTGCATGCCGGCCCGCCGGCGGAAAATGGTTGGAGCACCTATGGCCCTTTAAGCAAGCTGCTCATCTTTTTGGCCGCGCTGAATCTGGCATCTGCGTGGAGCGCGCTACGCGAATATATGCGGTGGGCCGATCGCCAGTACAATCTGAAGCGCCGCATCGAGATCGAGGCCAAGACGTGAAGATCATGAGCATGCTGGCCCTGGCGATCGCGCTGTCAGGCTGCATCGTCGTTCGGTATAAGGACGGCTCGCGTCCAAGCAAACCCACGATCGAGGAGAGGGAAGTATGTTCTGCCGAGTCAATCTCTATGCGCGCGGCGCACCTGGTGAACGCCTGGCGCTAGTGCAGGCTGTAACGATGCCGATCTGGCACACGCGTCCCGACGTGATCGTATGGGGCGCGCGCTCGTTCATGTGGAACAAGACCACCGAACGCTACATCGAGGCGTTCTCGGCCGCGGCGATCTGCGACAGCTTGGGCCGTTCGCTCCTGGACCTGCCCGCGGCCATGCTCGGCGGTGGCACATTCTCGAACCAGGTGAGCGAGGGTGGCGATGGGCTTACGATCGAAAAGATCAATGCGGTGATCGACGAATATTTGGGAGGCGACTTTGAAAAATCTAACAGTCAATCAGATCGACAAGCATTTAGAGTTTCTCCAGAACGAGGCGAAGCGCCTTACGTCGATGGGCCAGCGATGGGCCGACATTCGAGCAGAGCACTACACTCCGATCATCGAGATACTGCGCCAGATTCGGCAGGACAAGCAGATGCGTGGCCTGAACGATGCGCCGATCGTGGAGTATCCGCCGATCAAGAGCGCGGCCCACGCCGGTTCCGCTGGTGGGACTGGTTCTAGCGCGCGCCCCGACCAGGCCGCGCTCGATGCGGCGCCGGAGCTGGTGGGCAAGAAAGCGCTGGTGCTCTACTTCGAGACTCAGCAGGACGTGGAGGATTTCATCGACCTGTACCAGCAGGTGCATCCGAAAGTGCGGACGGTGCAGCTATGAACGCGTGTACCTGTGGCCACGCTCCCGAGGAGCATGGCGGCGATCCAAAGCACCCCGGCTCGACCGCGTGCCAAATAGAAGGATGCGATTGCATCGCTTACGATGAGGAAGAGGGCGACGGATGGGAGGATGAGCAAGCCACACACGGCTACGGCGATGACGAGTTCCCGTTCGGCCCATAGGTTATGCACATCAACAACCAGGAGCGAACGTTAGGGCGACGGTGCAGCTATGAGCCGTCATCAGAGGTGAGCGATGAATGGTAACGAGACAATTGTGGACGGGCTGTTCGCCATAGCGGCGTCACTTGATGGTGTGGCGAGGGCTATTAGCAAGCTCGGGCTTGCGGAAGCATCAACGCCGATGGGCGACTCTGCAAATTTCTGAGGTCGTCAAGCACGACACATGAACACCGAAGACTTCAAAGCCAGCTACCTGGAGCGCCTTATCAAGCGACTGGTCGACGACGGCGGCCAGCCCACGCCCGAGGCCGAGAGCATCGCGACCGAGCTGTACAGCCACTGCCCGCGCTTCGACATGGCGGAGGAGTACCAGCAAGATCCCGAGGCCGCGGCCGACGTTGCGTATGAGGACTGGGAGGAGGCCGACGATTTGGACGAGGATGACGAGTGGGCCGGCGACGAGGATCAGGAGGAGAACGAGTTTCCGTTCGGATAACACGATGCACATCGGTGAAATGGTGATATTTGGCGCGATTGCCCTGGGCCTGAGCATTGCAGCCAGTCAGGCGCGATCGCAATTCGTTGCCGGTGTACTTATCGCCTACGCTACTATTGCGGCCACGTTGCTATTCATTGCGGCGGCAAGCGGGAGGAACTGAGATGGTTCAGCGCGAGGTCGTGTTCATCGATCGATATCGCTTGTGGAGGCTTAATGAATTGGCCGCGATCGCTTCGATCATCGACGCACGTGCTCGCTACCTCGGCGATCTCTTGGGGCCACGATCGCAGCCGTTCGATGAGTTTTTCATACACAGATCGTCGCGGGAATTAATCGGTATCGACTTCCTTGTGGAGAGCCAGACGTGCGTACTCGTGCCGGAAGGCGCGGTTTACCAGATCACCGACTTGGAAGATTTCATACAGCGTTCACGCTCGATTGCGACGAGAAGCGCATGAACCGCCGTCAATTCCTTGCCGGCCTGGGCGCCGGCCTCGCCACGATCGCGATCACGACCAGGCTCGCCACCACGGAGCTGCTGCCGAAGAACATCACTGCGCGGTGGGATCTCGAACGCGATACAGCCACCATCGAGATAAGCGGGACCGATCAGTATGGCAACCGGATCGAGGAGACTATTCGGGTATCGTCTGAGCAAGTGGAAAATGGCGGCGAGATCCGGATGAAGCGTTTCAAGATGATCGACACCGTGGTGGCTGGCGCATGAACCGTCGAGGATTCCTCGCTGCCGCCGTCTCGGCCGCGCTGGCGCCGAAGGCCCTGATCCAGCCAGGCGTGCAGGTCTTCGAGACCGTGGCCATGGCGCCGGCGATCGCTGGTGACTTCGAGATTAGTTCGCTGCGTTACGCGGCGACGGAGCGATACAGCAATGCATTGATTGCCCCGAGTGTTTTCCGCGATCAGCTCCTCGATGGGCTCAACGAAGTATTTAGAAAGGCGCATGCCGAGCACGAACCAGGTGAGTGGGAAAAGCTGTTCGCGATCGAGGCGGATCAGGAGCCGCCAACAGAGTGGGCGAAGTTATCAACATAGGGGTGCGTATGAAGTTCGATCCTCAGTCCTTTCGTGAGCGAGTGGATGCGCTCTTCGATCACGCCGACAACGGCATGCCGAGCGCGTACTTCGAGATCCCCGACACGGCGAACGACTGGCAACCGATGCGCGTGCACTATCACGTCATTGCGTTCGCGGCCGAGAGCGCGGACATCGCGGCAGCTCGCGTGTTCCAGGAAGTGCAGAAGCTGCGCGCCACCGTGCCCGGCCTGGCCTGGCTCTTCTGGCGCAACGATCCGCGCATGACTTCCGAGTTCGACACGAGCACCGAGGGGATGGCCGAGGCGCAGATCGAGGACATGGAGCCGTGCTGGTTCAGGGTGAGAGTGCGCATTGCCGTGCCGAGAGGCGACTGGACGCAGGTCGAGCACGACCAGACGGAAGCGACGCGCATCCTGCTGACGGACTGATGTTCGCGTCGATCATCAGAGAGCGGCTCCTCGCCGGACTCAATGACGTTTTTGGCATGCAGTACAAGGCAACCGAGCGATATCAATTCGGATGGCATAGGGACGCGTGGGCTGGTGCGCTGCCAGTACCGACCTGGGAGCATTGTCTGCTCTGCCATCGAGAGACCCCGCATCTCGGCCATTGTGTCTATACAGCTTGGCATCCAAGCGGCAATGGCATCGCCGATCGCATGGAGGCTTACGGGCTCGACATCACGAATCCCGAGCATGTGCGCGAGTTCTCGGACGCGATGAAAAACTGAGGATGCATGTGATGGACTTGGCCGATGTGATGCACGTGTACACCGGTTCGAACGGCACGGCCACGCGTGACATGTATCAGAAGCTCCTCGGCTACGGCCCTCGCGGCGTGATCGCAATCAACCTGTTCCGCGCGCAGAAGTGCAGCGAGCGCGCCAAGGTGTACCGAGGAGGCGGCTATCGCAGCAGTGCCTACGAACGTAAGCAATGGTCGATGAACAACCTGGTGGACGTGCTTGTCGTGCACGCGGCCGACTGCGGCATCATGTGGGGGTGGGGCACCGACGAGAAACAGGACTTCCACAAGGTCGTGCTGTACCTGGACCTACCCACCGGCCAGGTGAGTTTCCACGCCGCTGTCCGCGGACAAGGTCCGGACTACCCCGGACAATGGGACGGCCAGGCCGGCGCCTCCCCTGGCCGGATCTGTCGCTACGTGGCCGACGTATTCGCTACCATACCGATCGAGGACGGGCGGGGCCTGGAACTACCCTTAGCCGAATAGGCCAAGCAGGCGCCGTCCCTGCGGCGTGCCAGTGCTGCTACTAGCGTCACTCGGGGCCAAGTGTCGCCCGTCCATCCTCAAGGCGCTAAGATCCGCCCGTCCCGGCCCCCTGCGTTCAGGCGCCCGGCATCCAGCCGCCGCGATCGCCAGAGGGGTCCATGCCCAAGCCATACAGCTCCACGCTCGTCGAACTGTCGCCCGAGGAGCCGCGCCCCTCGATGCAGCCGGACGGCTCGCGCATCACGCGCAACGGTGACGGCACCATCACCATCGAAGGCCAGCAGCAGGCCGGTCCGCGTATCCCTGTCGAGGGCGACTTCGACGAGAATTTGGCGCCGTACTTCACCGCCGGCGAACGGCAATTCGTCGCTGAGCAGCTCATCGAGTACTCGCGCGTGGATATCGAGTCGCGCGCCGACTGGGAGCTGAAGGAGGAGCGCTGCCTGGAGATGCTCGGGATCAAGGACATCCCGCCAGAGCGAGATGAGTCGCCAGGCTTCCATAAGGTCACGCATCCCATGCTCGTTGAGGCGTGCGTGCAGTTCCAGGCGCGTGCGATTGCAGAGTTCTACCCGGCCACCGGCCCGGTGAAGTGCACCCCAATCGGCAAGCGCAGCCGCCGACGCATTGAGCAGGCCGATCGCGTCGAGACTTTCATGAACTACTACCTGACCGGGATCGACGCCGGTTACTTTCCGGACACCGACCAGATGTTGCTGTACCTGCCGATGTCAGGCAGCGCATTCCGCAAGTGCTCGCCGGATTGGCGCACCGGCCTGCCGCAGCTCAGGTACGTGAAGGCCACGAATTTCATCGCGCCGTACTCGGGCTTGTCGCTGGACACAATGCCGCGCTATGCACACCGCTACACGATGAGCGGCCTGGATATTCAGCGCTCGATCGACCGCGGCATGTTCTACGACGTGAACCTGCAACCCCCTGCGATGGGAGAGGCGCGGCACTCGCGCACGGAGGACACCGCGGATTTCCGCGAGATGGTGATGCACGAGGACGATCGGCTGTACAACATCCTCGAATATCACATCGAGATGCCGCTCTCCTCCCCCGAGCTGCCGGAGCACGAGGATGGCGCCACGCTGCCGTACATCATCCTGGTCGAGGAGACGAATCGCGAGATCCTCCTGATGCGGCGCAACTGGAAGCAGATGGATGAGCAGCGCCGTAAGCGCATTTGGTTCTCTCACTATCGGTTCTTGCCCGGCCTGGGCTTCTACGGCTTCGGCTTTCCGCACGTCATCGGCTCGCTCGGCCGCGCCGCCTCGGGCGCCGTGAACGCGCTGCTCGACTCCGCGCTGATGGCGAATCTGCAAGGCGGCTTCAAGACGAAGGAGGCGAAGAACAGCGCGAAGGAATACCGGCTTACCCCTGGCGTGTGGACCGATGTAGACATGGCCTACGACGAGATCTCGAAGGCGTTCTACACCCCGCCTTTCCGTGAGCCGAGCCCGGCCCTGTTCCAGCTCCTCGATCGCCTGGTGGCCGCCGGCCAGCGCTTCGCCTCGACCACGGAGGTGATGGTCGGGGATGCCGACAACCGCGGCCCGGTGGGCACGACGGTGGCGCTGATCGAGGAAAGCTCGCGCGTCTATACCGCGATCCACAAGCGCATGCACAACAGCGCGGGCGAAGAGTTCCGCATGCTCTCCGAGTACATCGGGGAGTACATGCCCAACGAGTACACCTACGACTTCGACGACCAGACGCGCACGCTGCTGCAAACCGACTTCGATGGCCGCGTCGACGTGGCGCCAGTGTCGGATCCGAACATCTTCAGCTCGACACAGCGTATCGCGCTCGCGCAGGCCGTAATCGAGTTGCAGATGCAACGCCCCGAACTGTATCCACCACAGAAAGTGATCGCCGCGCACCGGCGCCTGCTGGAAGCGCTGCGCGTGCCAGATCTCGATGAGGTGGCGCCCGAGATGGACATGCCGAAGTTCATCGACGCGGTGAGCGAGAACGGTTTGATGCTGGTCGGCAAGGGCACGCGTGCATTCGAGTATCAGGATCACCAGTCGCACATGCTGATCCACCAGAACGGTTTGCAATGGGCGATGGCCGCGAACCAGGAACCCGAGCAGCAGCAGCAGATCGCCGCGGCGTTCATGGCCCACATCCGCGAGCACCAGGCGCTGCACTATCGCTCGATGATCCAGCAGCAGCTCGGCATGCCGTTGCCGCCGCTGGATGAGGCCGGCATGCCGCAGGAAGTCGATCCGGAGTTCGAGGCCCGGTTGAGCCAGGCCGTCGTGCAGGCGCTGCCGCCCCCGCCCCTGCCTCCGGGCCAGGAACAGCAGGCCGCGGAAGGCCAGGCCGTGCTCGACAAGACGCAGGCCGCGATCAAGGCGAAGGAGATGGATGCCACCGCCAAGGTCGAGCGCGACACGATGGCGTTCGTCGGGGAGGAGAAGCGCAAGGAGGTGGCGTTCCAGAACGACCAGCGCCGGCAAAATGTGAATCTTGCGTTCGATCTGTCGCGCCAGTCCAAAGGCGCGAACCTCCAGGATCGCATCAAGGATCGCCAGGCATCCGCAGACCTGATCCGCACCGGCGTGAAGGGTAAACTGGCGCAGCGGCAGACCGAAGCGCAGGGTAAGCTGAAGATGAACCTGGCCGCCGAGCAAGCCAAGGCGAAGGCCAAGACGGTGAAAAAGAAAGCCAATGGAGCGTCACGTTGATGGCGAAGCCGTCGCCCGCTGAGACGCGCGCAGCGAAGGGATTCCTGCGCACACATGCAAAGGCGAGGTCGGGCGAGATCCCGCCGCGCAAGTTCGCTGCCGCGAGCAAGGAGCTTGGCGTCGGCTTCCGAGATCTGCTGCGCTTCATCGCGCGACTGTACTCGGGCGGGCAGGGTGAGGGCGCGTTCCGGATGGATCGCGTTCGCGAGTTACAGGGCAAACAGTCGAAATGAAGCGAGGCAATCATGTACAAGCGAAGCGAGGGATTCGATCCGGACCGGCCGCCGGCGGAGGCAAAGCAGCACCCCAAGCAGCGGGAGCCGCACGTAAACGCGGAGAACACGATCGGGGCGGGCAGCGAGCGCAGTCCGTATCCGCAGAACACGATCGGCAGCGGCGGGGAGAAGCCGGGCCACGGGGAGCGGACGATCGGCCACGGGGAGCGGACCCCGAGCCGGCCGGACAACGACCCGCTGCCGGGCGGCGATTGCTCCAAGCACAGCGGCACGATCGCGGACTGACGGACAACTCGGCGCCCTTCGCGAACCGCGTGCTGAAGTGGGCGGGTGAAGAGCGCCTCGTCCTCATCGAGCACCTGGCGAAGGGTCTGGCCGAGCGCGAGTACTTGCTGACCTGCGGGCGCATCAAGCAGCTCGATGAGACCATCGCTCACCTGGAGGAGCTGTACCGCAAATACATCCAAGACGACGAGGAAGATGACGATGAGTAGACGAAACAAGGGCCGCGTATTTTCTTTGCCGCCCGTGATCTCGCGACCTGGCCCCTCGATGGGAGACGCGCACCGCGATCTGCACGATGCCGATCGCCACGTCGATCGCCGGCATGACACGGATGAAAACATCGAGCGATTGATCCGCGAGGCCGACAAGCAGGCCGCGCTTGAGCCGGTCGATGTGACGAACCTGCCGATGCAGCCGATGTTCTGGCACGTACTGGTCGAGCCGATGCGCGCCTCTGCGAAGATCGGCAGCGGCGTGCTGTACCAGGCCGATGAGAGCAAGCGAGTCGAGGAGATCCAGACGACAATCGGGCGCCTGGTGGCGATCGGACCTTGCGCGTTTACCGGCAAAACGAATGCCGGAAACTTCCTCGGCGAAGGGATCGAGCGCGAGAAGTTGATCAACAGATGGGTGATGTACGCCAAGCACACCGGCCAAGAGATCAAGCTGCGCACCGGCCACCGATTGCTGCTGCTCAACGACTCCGAGCTGCTCGCATTCGTGGAAAATCCCGAGGATTTCCGGCACTGGCTTTGATCGAGTTGGGCGTAGGTACGGCCAAAGAAAGCCGTACTTACGTCGTTCTTATGGGGTTCTTATTGGATAAAAATCCCATAGTTACCCTCACTGATATCAGCCGCGGAGATTAGAAAAGCCTCCCCTCGTTGCGGAAGATCCTCGCCGCACGTCGTGCAACACACGACAACGAGGAGCAACATGGCTCGCACACAAACCACTGGCGGCAAGGCAAAGGGGGGCAAGCAATGGAAGCCGGCCCCGACCGACCAGGAGAAACCTTTCGCTGAGATCGATCTCGGAGCGTCGAAGGACGGCATTCAGCGCATGGCTGACGAGCCCGACGAGGATGCCGACGATGATCTGCCTGGTTCCGAAGGCGATGACGGTGAGCAGCCACGTGAGCGGCGCTTCATAGATCGTAGCAAGTCCGTGAGCAAGCGCCTCGGGCGCATGGAACGCAGCTTCAACCAGCGATTTGCGGATCAGGAAGCTCGATGGCAGCGCCAAGTCGCCGATCTCAAGCGCGAGAACAGTTCGCTACGCGTCAATCGCGGGGTAAGCGAAGCCGACCAGGCCGCGCATGACAGCAAGATCGCGGCCTGGCAATCCGAACTCGAAACCGCCTACGAGAAGGGCGACACCAAGAAACAAGCCGAGCTGACCACGAAGATTGCTCAGGCACAGGGTGAGTTCGAGTCGAAGAAGCGCGCTGCCATGCTCGGCCAGCAGCAGCACCAGGACCGTGACGATCGACGCGATGCCGTCGACCAGCGCGGTGATCCCGACAACCGCGGCAACGGACCGACGCGCGAGGCGCGCAAGTGGATGCGTGCGAATGATGACTGGTGGAACGATCCGGAGTTCGAGATCGAGAAGCAGGCCGCCATCGTCATCGACAACCAACTCATCGACGAAGGCTCCGATCCCAACGATCCGGAGCACTACGAAGAGCTGCGCGAGCGCCTGCTCGACAAGTTCCCGGACATGGAATCGGAGATTGCGATGCCTAGCGCACGCCGTGGCCGCCGCGATGCGCGCCGCGATGACGATGAAGACGATGACCTCGACGATGACCGTGGCGATCGCCGCGATCGTCGCGACACGCGTGGCGCCCGCAACGGCAGCACGCGCCGCCCGCCCATCCCGGCCTTCGCCGATCGAGGCGCAGATCGAGGTAATCAACCGCGGCGCTCCAACGGTCGCACTGTCACCCTCTCGCGCGCGCAGCGCGAGAACATGATCACTTTCGGACTCGATCCGCAGAATGACGATCATGTGAAGGAGTACGCGAAGTCCGCCGAAGAAACGACGCGCGCCTACGCGCGTGAGGGTCGTCACTGATGAAAGCCGGATCAGTCATCTCGCGCGCAAAGCGCGCCGCGGACGTAGCTCCGACGATTGCTCGCCAGCAGCGCGAGCGCCGTGGTCAACGCTCGGATGGAGACATCCATGCCGTAGACAATTCAACGAATCTTTCGCGCGTTGCGCAGGCGGACGAAGCACGTGAGGTGCCGCGTCCGGCTGAGAAACGCAGATGGAAGCCCGCCAGTCACCTGCCCGCAATCAAGAACCCACCAGGCTATTCGCTGAAGTGGGTTCGGCGCGATGGCCGTGATCGTGGCGATTGCCGTGGCTTGGCCAAGTACTTACAGGAAGGCTGGGAGTTTGCGAGGAAGGAAGACTTCCCCAAGCGTTCTCTCCCGACTCAGCCCCTGACCAGTTACGGCGAGACGATCGGGAATGGCGACATGGTCCTCATGAAATTGGCTGAGGACATGCTCGCGCAGCGCAACGAGCACTACCAGGGAAAGCGCGACACGGCGACCTACGCCGTCGAGAAGGGCAACTTGGGCGAGACCAGCAATCTGATGCCGGCTCAACGTCCTCGCCGTTCCTCTCGCACGGAGTTTGTCCGCTTCCGCAAGCGCCGCCCGGATGCAATTGAAGTTGCGTCGGACGAAGACGATTAACCCCTAAACCGGAGAATTTGCACATGGCAAATCGAGACAATCCTTCCGGTCTCAAGGTTGCGCGCCACGCCCGCGGTGGACTCACGCGCCCGAATCGTTACTTCATCGCGTCGGCGCTCGCCTCGAATATCTTTCGCGGCGACCCCGTCATTCCTGTGAACACGAACAAGCGCATCAACGTCGCGGCGGCGGGTAACCGTCTCATCGGCGTGTTTCAAGGCGTGGCTTTCGAAAACGCGCAGGGTGAAGTGAAGTTCGAGAAGTACTGGCCGACAGGTCAGACCTTGAAGACCAATTCCGTGGCCGAGGCCCTCGTATGGGACGACCCGGAGACTCTGTTCGAGATCCAGCATTCCGGCAGCATGCTGCAAGCGGATGTTGGTGCGTTCTTTGACGTGACGATGGCGACCGCGGGTAATACCGCGACCGGCATTTCCGGCGCGGAGCTGGACACCACCACGCTCAGCACGAGCGATGGCCAACTTCGTTTCGAGCAGATCGCCGATCGGCCCGACAACGAGGTGGGCGCCAACGGCAAGGCTCTCGTTGTGATCAACGAGCATTACTTGCGCGGCGCCTTGACAGCCATCTGACCACCTGAATCTGAACCTGGAGTATCACCACCATGATGACGCGTAGTGATTTCCGGAAGCAGCTTCAGGAGGGCCTGAATGCTGTTTTCGGTGTTGAGTACAAGCGCCACCCAGAGGAGTGGCGTGCGATCTTCGACGTGGAGAATTCGTCGAAGGCGTTCGAAGAAGACGTGATGGAAGTGGGCCTGGGTGCCGCTCCCGTCAAGGCCGAGGGTGCCGCGATCGAGTACGACGAAGGGTACGAGACCTACGTCGCGCGCTACCGGCACGACACGATCGCGCTGGCCTTTGCGATCACCGAGGAAGCTGAAGAGGACAACCTCTACGGCAGCGTCGGCAACCGCATGAGCCGTGCGCTGGCTCGTTCCCTGCAACACACCAAGGAAGTGAAGGGCGCGAACATTCTGAACTTCGGATTCGACACCAATTTCCCCGGTGGCGACGGAGTTCCGTTGTTCTCGGCCTCGCATCCGCTTGGTGGCGGGGGCGTGCTGTCCAACACGTTGGCGACGCCTGCCGATCTGGCCGAAAGCTCGATGGAAGAGCTGATGAACCAGATCAGCGAGTGGACGGACGATCGCGGCCTGCCGATGAAGGCCATGATCACGAAGCTCATCATCCCGGTGGAGTTGCAATTCATTGCCGCTCGCCTGTTGATGAGCCCGTACCAGCCGGACACGGGCGACAACAACATCAACGCGATCCAGAAACTCGGTGCGATCAGGGACGGCTATGCCGTCAATCACTACCTGACCGATCCCGACGCCTGGTTCTTCAAGACCGACACTCAGGACGGCTTGAAGCACTTCGTGCGGCGCGCTGTGAAGCGCGGCCTGGAGGGCGACTTCGAGACGGGCAACATGCGCTACAAGGCCAGCGAGCGGTATTCGCAGGGCTGGTCGAACTGGCGCGGTGCTGCCGGATCTGCGGGGGCCTGATCGCGTAGTCCTCACACCATCAAAGCGATGAGCTGATAGGGCGGCAGGTGACGGGCCTGCCGCCCTTGAAGCATCGGATGCCCGCAAGGGCTGCTATCAACGGAGAGCTTCCACCATGTCGCGTCAACTTCTGTCTCGGGCTACTGATCTTTTCCTCGGCGCCGTCGCCTACGCTCGCGCGTTCTCGGGCAAGTACGGTGCTCCTTTCTCACCCCTCGTCGTCCACAACTTCGGCGCTCCGATCATCGGGGATGCCGATGGCATCAGTGTGTCGGCGACGATCACCGCACCGGCCTCGGCCGTCATCGGTGGCGCGCTCGCCTCCGGTGGTGTCGCGACGTTCGACGTGCCGCGCAATGTCGTGGGCGCCTGGACGAACACGGCCACGGTCACGATCGTGGGCACCGATGTGTACGGCTCGCTGATGACCGAGGTCTCGGCCAGCGGGACCTCGCACACCGGAACCAAGGCGTTCAAGACGGTCACGTCTGTCACGCCGAGCGTCACGGTCACGGGCGCAACATTCGGTACGGGTGACGTACTCGGACTGCCCTACCGCGTGGACAAGAACAAACTCATTGCAGCCCGCGCAGGGAACGCGATCGACGCTGGTGTATTCGTGCCGGCGGTGACGACCGATCCGGCAACCGGGACCACTGGCGATGTGCGCGGCACGTTCAATCCGGCGGTGACGTTGGACGGCGTCGAGACAATCTCGGTGGTTTTCGAGATCGCGGATCGCTCTTCCAAAGTCGGGACCTACGGCGTCAAGCAATTCGGTAGCGCCGATAGCGTCTAACCAGTTTGCGGGGTGGCGCAGCGGCAGCGCGCCGGGCTCATAACCCGGAGGTCGCAGGTTCAAATCCTGTCCCCGCAACCATCAGGAGGAGGAGAGAGTCATGCGAGTACTCGAACGAATCGCGACGGTGATCACTGCCGATCCGGACGGCATCGCCGCGTCGCAAACGCCCGCGGGAGCCGGGGACCTGGTGCTCGATGGCGCGACCGTGAAGGCCGACGACGGCACGGCCACCTACGACATCGGCGCCGCGGTGCTCAATCCGCCGCGTCGAGTGACCATCACCTCCGCTGCCGACATCTCCAACCGCACGCTCACGATCTACGGACGCGATCGCGTGGGCACCGAGATCTCCGAGACCCTCACCGGGCCGAACGCAACGACTGTCACCAGCGTACTGGTCTACAAGACGGTGAGCCGCATCTCGATCTCAGGGGCCGCGGCCGGCGCGCTCACGGTGGGCTTCGGCGCCGAGTTCATCACGCCGTGGATCGTGCTTGCGAACATGCGGGGTGATTATCACTGGCTCTCGCGGGTGTTCTTCGCTGCCGGTGGCACGGTGAACTACGACATCGAGGTGACGAGCGACAAGTACCTGCTGCAACGCTCGGGGGATTACTCCGATGACACCCACGCAGTGCTTGCCGCGCAGACGGCAAACACCGAGAGCAGCAACGATGCCAACTACGCAGCGGTGCGGCTCAAGGTGAATGCGACCGATGTGCCCGTGACGATGCGCGTCATTCCCTCTCGAACGGCATAAGGTGGGTTCCATGTTCATCAAGCAAAGATTTGCGGCCCTGCTCCTCGGCATTGGCGCTGCGCTCGGTGCAGCGGTCTTTGCTCAAGATCCACCGCTACGCAACTTCAGTACGCCGGCGACGGGTAACGTCACGGGAGTGGCCAGCTCGGTGGACAGCGAGATCGCGCTGTTCAACGGCACCGGCGGCAAGACCATCAAGCGCGCTACCGGCACGGGCCTGGCGCTCGCGACCTCCGGGGTGTACTCGGTGCTCGCGCCGACCGATGACAACCTTACGGTGGGCAACGGCACGACCTGGCAACTCAAGGCGCTCGGGGATTGCGACGACAGCGGCGGCAATCACCTGAACTACGACACGGCCACCAATGTGTTCACTTGCGGCACATCGAGCAGCGGGGGCGGGGGCACGCCTGGGGGCGCGGACACCAATATCCAGTACAACGATGGTGGAGCGTTCGGTGGTGAAGATGATCTGTCGTGGAATGAGACGACGAACGCGCTGATCCTGGGCACCACCACCACGGCCGGGACGATTCAGGGTGTTGACCGCACAACTTCAGGCGCCGGGGTCGCGCTTACTGTTAGGGCGGGAGCTGCCAATACCTCCGGTGCGGGTGGAACCTTGACGCTTCAAGGCGGTACTAGCGTGGGCACTGGGGGCGGCCAAGTTACTGTTATCGGCGGCACCCCCGGTACAGCTTCTGGTGGGGGTAATGTTTTTCTGGATGGCGGCCCCGGCGGTTCCACGAGCGGGGATGGTGGCGATGCCACAGTACGTGGCGGTAGCCCTGCGACAAGCGGGGCCGGGGGACGTGCCCTGTTGACGGGCCGGGCCGGTGTTGGGACCAACCAAAACGGTGGGGCTGTTGTAATAACCGCAGGAAATTCCACCGGGTCCGGTACGGCTGGTGCAGCCACGATGACGGCCGGCGTGGGTGGCACTACCGGTTCGGGCGCAACGGCTTCCATTGTTGGTGGAGCTGGCGGCACTACATCCGGCGGGGGCGGTTCCGCGTCTATTTTTGGTGGCACTGGCACCGATGGCAATGGCGGTTTTGTAAGTGCAGTAGCTGGCAATGGCCAGGGAACAAATCGTCGCGGCGGTAATGCATTCATGTCTGCTGGAGCGGGTATTGGCACCAATGACGGCGGAGATGTTTCATTGAATGGCGGTACGGCAGGTGCCTCGGGTAATGGTGGCCTCGCGACAGTGCAGGCCGGGGGCGCGACGACTGGGACTCCAGGTAGCGTCACGGTTCAGGGCGGCATCGCTGGCACTTCCGGGCCGGGTGGCAGCATTAATGTCACAGCCCGCAATGGGGTAGGGACGAACCAGAATGGTGGGAACATTGTTCTTACCCTGGGTGCCGAAACTGGCGCCGGTACGCCGGGTACGCTTCAGGTCGTCAACGGCACGCTCACCGGCGCACAGACCGCGACCTTTACGGCAACGAACAAACCCGGTTCTGGCACGACAGCACCGAGCTTGTGGCTTCGTGTGGTGGTTGGAGCCACCACGTATTACATCCCCATGTGGCAATAGAGGAATTTTCATGCGAACAGTAACGGTCTCTTGGATTGCACCTACGCAGCGCACCGACAACAGCGCGCTCTCCACTGCGCAGATCAGTCGCTTTGCGATTTATGCTTCGTTGAATGCCGGGGCATATGATTTCATCGGCCAGGTCACGGAAGGCTCGGCCACGTCCTTTACGACAGAGCCCCTGCCCGAGGGCGTCTACAACTTCAAGGTGACAGCAGTGGATACCAACGATCAGGAAAGCGTTCTTTCCGGCGGCAGCAATGCAGTAACGGTGCCGGCCGATCTGCCTGCGCCGCCGAAAGCTCCTAGCAACGTCGGCGCGGTATTGAACTAGGGGCGCGTCGTGAGCATCGCCGGCACGTACTCGTTCGATCCTGACCTCGCCGAATACTTCGACGAGGCTTACGAGCGTGCCGGCGTTGATCCGGTGGCGATCGGCCAGGACTTCATCACCAGCGCGTTGCGCTCGATCAAGTTCCTGTTCTCGGAGTGGCAGACGCTCGGCATCCGCCAGTTTCAGATCACACAGACGACGCAGGCCACCACCGCCGGCATGGCCAGCTTCACCCTGCCCACCGGGGCGAGTGACATCGTGAACATGGTGCTGCGCCGCTCAGGACGCGACACGCCGATGAACCGGATCTCGCGCATGGAGTTCATCGAGATCGCGAACAAGACGGAGAACGGTCGGCCGGATCGCTTCTTCGTTGATCGCCAGTACAACCAGGTTGTAGTCAACCTGTGGCGCCGCGGCGAGAACACCACCGACATCATCCTGTACGACTACTACCGGCGCATCTCCGATCCGGGCCGCATGGCCAATACTCTGCAACTGCCGGTGCACATGCTCGATGCGTTCGCCTCGGGTCTTGCGATGCGCCTGGCGCAGAAGTTCAAGCCAGAGCGCTACGCGACCCTCGCCATTGAATACGGCGGCACGGCCTACCCGAGTAAGATCGGCGGGCGGCTTGAGCACGCACGCTGTGAAGACCGGGAAAGAAGCGACACGGTAATCACGGTCTCCTACGATCGTCGCTTTGGACGCTAATCATGCAGAACGCAAAAACCCCCTTCGCGCTGGACGACAACGGGAAGATCTTCGACTACGCAACCAGCAAGCAGCTCGATCCGGATGGTATCTACGCCACCGCGGCCGGCGTGTGCTACGACATGGCTGTGCTGAAGCAGCAGATCCAGCGTGGTCTCGATATCGATGAGGCTATCGTGGGTCGTGTGCCCGCAACCGGCGAGGCGCACTGGGTGTTCGAAGGCGATCCGATCAACGAGGTGAGCGCACGCAATGCCGGCGATGCCGAAGCGAGGTCACTTCGGGAAGAGAACGAGGCGCTGAAGCGCGAAAACCATGAGTTGCGTGATCAGCTTTCCAGAAGCGACGTTGCGCCGAAGCCGGAGGATGAAGAGAACACCCTCGACGCGGTCCGAAGAATGGCGAGCGCCGGTGATCCTCTGATCGACATCGAGGCCAAGGAACGAGCGCTGGCCGCTGCTGATACGGGAGGCGACGGCGACAAGTCGTGAGCCATGTCCTCCGGACACTATGCGCAAGGAAAAAAGGCTTGGGGTATCTGTGGACGCTGCGGCCAGCGAGCATTGCTCAACGACCTGGTGTTCGATGGGTATTACCCAAGCCTGCGCGTTCATGAGCGGTGCTATGACTCTCGCCATCCACAGGACCGCCTCGCCCCGGTAAATGATCGTGTGGCCCTTTGGCGCCCATCGCCAGAGGACTATCCGATCGAGCCGCCAGTGCTCGAACTGGAACTCGGCTCGGTGATCCTCACCTGGTCGCGTGCTGTTTCGTACCATGTGCGCATTGAGACTTACACCGTTTATCGCGCAGTGGGCGACGCGGAGGCGGTGCAGATCGCGCAGTACACCAACCAATACACCTACGATGCGGAGCTGGTGAGCGACACGCTCACGCACACCGATGAGCAGACGCAGCCAGGCAGCACCTATCACTACTACGTGGTGGCCGCCGCCTCCGATCAGCGGTTCAGCGCGAACTCGAACATTGTCACGGTATCGATCACGGCGCCGGGGCCGCCGGTGCTGAGCGGCGAGTTGATCAGCGGTGACGCGTCGCTGTCGTGGACGGCGAGCGCACAAGGATCTTACGATCTTGATTTCTACACATTGCAGCGCGCAGTGACCGCTGAATCAGTGCCGGCAGTGGAGGGGGACTTCGCGAATCTGGCGACGGTTCAGGCGAGCGATCCACTGCAATATAGCGACGAAGATGTAGTTGGAGGCAATCGTTATTCGTACCGCGTGAAAGTCACGGATGTTGACGGCAATGACTCCGAGCCGACGTGGTCGAATGTGGTGGCGCTTGATGTCGAGGCATCTCTGACAAATTTGGTGGCGCAGGATGGATGCGCCGCCTCAGCGCGTGGGTACGTTAGCGGCGATCCTGGTCCATCTGAGGGGATTTCGCCGTACTACCCGTACTGCACGCAAGCCAGGGGAACGTGGACCGGCGATCTATCGGCGCTCAGCGGCGGCGCTTTTCTGTATGTGATTCAGTGGATGACTTTCGCCGGTGGCCGCTTCAGCATCTTGATGACAGATGGCGGATTAGCACCACCGCAAAACTTTTTTTCGAGCGTCACTTTCACGGATCGCACGGGTACGCCACGCACGTTCCTATCCTCAGCGGCGACTTCGGACGAGTACTTCAGTAACGGCCAGCGTCATTGGGAGTGGAGTCACGCGACGCAGCTCTTCGATGACAATGGTGAATACAACATCACTTTCAACCCATGATGATCTATCGCATCACGCATCGTCACGCACCGGAGAAAGTGCTTTTTCAGCGTGAAGCAGAGTCGCTGAAGGAATGCGTTGAAATGGCGATTCGCTTGATGACAGATCTTTCTTTTGCCGATCTGAAAGCCGCGAACCTGCGCGGAGCGAAGCTCGGCGGTGGCTTGTTTTTTCAGGCGGATATGCGCGCGGCGGACTGTTCTGGCGCTGATATGAGCGGTGGTAACTTCGGCGGAGCTTACATGGCCGGCATGAATGGAACGCTGTGTGACGCGCGGGGAGCCATCATGCAATTCGCCAACTGTCGCGGTGCGGATTTTCGCGGGATAGATCTGAGCGAAGCGGACTGTCGCTGCGCGATTTTCCGTGGTGCTGATCTTCGTGACGCCAAGCTAGAGAGATATCTTTCAGTAGGTGCTGATTTTTCAGGAGCGGTGCTATGAGCGGCAGCTACACCTACGATCGGCTCGTCGAGCTGATGCAGACCTACCCGGAAACTTCATCGGCCGAATACATAGCCGACATTCCAGATCTGATCGGCAACGGTGAGGTGCGGCTGATCCGCGACCTGAATGTGGAGTTCTTCGACTTCACTGATTCGGCGCTGCTCGTAGTGAACGGTGACAATACGGTCACGAAGCCAGAAGACATCATCGTGCATCGCACGTTCCAGATTCAGAACGCGACCGGGCAATGGGATCCGCTGGAATATCGATCAAACGACTACGTGCGACTGCATGGCGCCGATGAAATCGCGACCGGGCAACCGCGCTACATCGCCGATCATGACGAGTTCGAGTGGATCGTGAGTCCGTATGCAAATGATGACTACACGATCCGCTGCCGCTTTGTGCGCCGGCCGGATGGATTATCCGCGTCCAATCAGACGACTTGGATCAGCACCTACGCCGGCGATGCATTGCTCGCGGCCAGTTTGATGGAAGCCGAGCACTGGTTGAAGGCGGACGATCGTTACGAGGACATGAAGAAGAAGTACTACGAAGAGTTGCTGCCGACGATTCGGCTGGAGCTGCGGCGCGCGATCCGTAGCGGCGATTACAGCCCATTCAAACCGGCAGCGCAGGCAACCGAGTAAACTAGATCCGAAGCGACAGCCCGCTGTGCGCGCTGCTTAAACCAGTGAGGCACTGTTATGGCGGACACGTTTTCTCCCTACCTACGGGTCCGGTTGCCCGAGGTCGGACAATATTCGAACTCGTGGGGCACAGTCCTCAATTCTGATGCCATCACATTGCTCGATCACGGGATCACCGGTGCCGTGCAGATCGCGCTTGGGGTGTCCACCACGCACTCCCTCGCTGCTTTGTCGGACGGATCAGCCGCAGATTCGCGCTACTTCTGTCTCGTCTTCACCGGCACGCCTGGGAGCACCGTCACTGTTACGGTGCCCGGCACCGTACTGAAGAAACAGTACTTGATCGACAACGATAGCGGCCAAGATATGTTGATCAAGTACACGGCGAGCACTGGCGTGACCGTGCCTGATGGCGTGAAACAATTGATCTGGTGCGACGGATCTGAGGTCTACAAGATCACGGCCGATGCAGTGAACGCCACGCAGCTTGGCGGCGTCGCTGCTGCGAACTACGCCAGGCTCGACCAGGCGCAGAACTTCCTCGCCGGCCAGGGCATAGACTTCGAGGCGCTGACGGATGGCGCCACCATCCCGGTAGATGCCTCGCAGTCGAACTATTTTCGAGTGGTACTCGGTGGCGATCGCACGCTTGCGAATCCCTCGAACCCGCGTGACGGACAGACGATCGAAGTGCATGTGCGCCAGGACGGCACCGGCGGACGCACGCTCGCGTATGGATCTCAATGGCGCTGGCCAGATGATATCGCGCCGACGCTCTCGACCGGTCCGAACCGCCTCGATGTAATCGTCGCAACCTATCGCTCGGATCTGACGCGGTGGATGGCCTCGATCGTGCAGAACTTCAACCCGTGAGGTGAATGATGTTCAGCCGGCACCGAGGGCACACGTTTGTTGCGCCTCCCACTGACAACGAGGTGACGATCTACATCTCTGAGAACACTTTTGACTTCAATCTGCTGGCACGCATCGGCGCGGCGTTCACGCAGATCACCACAGTCACCATCCGCATCGACACCGGCGTCATCGTCCAGGCGCTCTCGCCAGGCACCCCCGCGCTCGACACCGCGAATGTCATGTTCGCCGGCTCTGTGCTGCGGATCATCAATAACGGCTACATCATCGGCGCGGGCGGCGCTGGTGGTGGTGGTTCGGCGTGCTTCGAGGAAACCGCCGGGGCGGACACCAACGAATTCCACGGTGCGCAGGATGGTCGTGATGGGGGCAACGCGCTACGCGGCCCTGGCGCCGGCATCACCTGCCAAGTGACGAATGGCGCCGGCCGGATCTGGTCGGGTGGCGGTGGCGGTGGCGGTGGCGGCTCCAGCGCGACGAACGGCGGTGGCGCGGGCGGTGGCGGTGGCGGTGGCGCGGGCGGCGGCGCCAGCAGCGACGCAGGGGCGGTCGGGACGATCGTCGCCGGGCAGGGCGCGGGAGGCTCTACAGGCGTCGATGGCGTAGGCGGGGCTGGAGGGGCGGGCACGTCCTCTGGATCTGCCAGCGGCCAGGCCGGCGGTGCCGGTGGCGATTACGGCGAGGCCGGTACGGACGGTACTGCGGCTGTGGGCGGCGTGTTGAACGTCCCCCGCGGGCTCGGAGGCACTGCGGGCCTGGCGGTCGATCAGAACGGCGGGACAGTCACATTCCTCAACGGTGGCGGCGCTCCGAATGTCTTGGGAGCCATAGCGTGAAAAAAGGAGGGCTCTATTCATGAGCGGACCACGCGCGGCCGAGGAGCGAGATCTGTTCTTCGAGCCCGGCTTCTTCACGAACTCCACGCGGCGCATGGCCAAGAACCGGTGGGTGGATGGCGATCGCATCCGCTTTCACATGGGCATGCCCGAGAAGATACTCGGATGGGAGTACATCCCGCTGCAACAGGGCTCGGTCCAGAACGCCACGTACATCGGGCTCGCACGCGCGCTGCACGACTGGTCCTCGCTCGATGACCAGAAATGGATCGCGATCGGCACGCACAAGAAGCTGTACCTGGCGAACTCGGGCCGACTCTATGACATCACACCGCTGCGCAAGACCTCCAACGTCTCCGGCGCCATCACCACCACCAACGCCTCGGCGGTGGTGACGCTCACCGATGTGGATCATCGAGCGGAGGTCGGGGACTATGTGACGATCATCGGCGCCAGCGCGGTGGGCGGCATCACGCTGTCGGGTAGCTACGAGATCCTGACCGTAGGCGCCAATGGCAACACATTCACCGTGACGCACAGTGCGCCGGCCAGCTCGGGCGCAAGCGGCGGCGGCACTTTCTCGATCGAGTACGACATCTCAGCGGGCCTAGCCTCGAATGGCGAACTGCTTGGCTACGGCACCGGTGATTATGGCGAGGGCACCTACGGCACGCCGCGTACTGCCGGCCTTGGCATCCAGGCCCGCCTGCGCTCTTGGTCGCTCGATAACTGGGGCGAGGACCTGATCGCCAGCTACAACGACGGGGAGATCTTTCACTGGGATCGCACTAGCGGACCGAACTCGCGCGCCAGGTTGATCCAGAACGCGCCCAAGGAAGTGCAGCGCATCCTCGTCAATCCCGAGAACCGCCACCTCATCGCCTTCGGCGCGCAGTTCCAGAACGGGGAGGCCGACCCGATGCGCGTGCGCTGGTGCTCGCAAGAGGATTTCGACATCTGGGTGCCGGACCCTGACGACACCACGAACACGGCCGGCAGCAAGCGCCTGGACTTCGGCTCGCGTCTGATCACCGCGATCAAGTCGCGCAAGCAGAACTACATCTGGTCGGACACGCAGATGTACGCGATGCAGTTCGTCGGACCGAATGAGGTCTTCGGCTTCGATCCGCTCGGGAGCTGCAAGATCGCTGGCCCGAACGCGGCGGTGGATGTCGACGGCCTGGTGTTCTTTATCGCGCACGACAATTTCTATCGCTACGACGGTGTGCTCACCACGCTGCCGTGCGAGGTGTGGAATACGGTCTTCAAGAACACCGCCACGCGCATCGATCGAACGCAGATGGAAAAAGTCTATTGCAGTGCGTATCAATCGCGCACGGAGGTGCGGTGGGACTATCCATCCGAGGCCGGCGCCGGGGAGTGCGATCGCTATGTGATCTACAACTACGGGGAGAACGTGTGGTACTTCGGCAGCGCCACACGCACCGCGTATCACGACATCTCCGAGGCTACCTCCAGCACGATGAAGCAACCCTATGGCGTGCACGGTGGCTACCTGTACCGGCACGAGCAGGGATTCGACCAGGTGGAGGTTGCCGGTACTACCGCGCAGACCTGGTTCCTGCTCTCGGGCGACCTGTCCATCGGTGGATCCGACAAGATCATGCTGCTGAACAACCTGGTGCCCGACTTCGAGCGCCTCAACGGCAACATCTCGGTCTCGGTCTTCGCCAAGCAGAAGCCGCGCCAGGCCGCCTATACGCAGAAAGGACCGTACACGTTCGCGGACACCGCGGAGGATTACGACATTCGAGCGCGCGGACCGCAGCTCGCTTTGCGCTTGGGAGGGGCGGCGCTCGCGCAGGACATGCGCCTGGGGATATTCCAAGCGCTTGTCACTCTGTACGGGTCCAGAGGCAAGTAGGTGGCAATCCAGAAGCTCAAGCCATCAGATTTCCAGTTCGGGGACGAGTACGACCCGAGGCTGCTGCGCCGCTTGAACGACGAGCTGCGCTCCGTCTCGCGCGCCATCAACCAGGTGATCGACACGCTCGGGGAGGCGGAGAGCGGGGGCGGGGCCTTCCAACATGTTCTTGCGACGACGGCCGGGCTCGGTGATGCGCACGTCGTGACCGAGTTGCAGGTGGGCATGGTGCTTACTGCGATCGCCGACGACAATGCGGCCTTTCGCTTCCTGGGCCTCGATGATCTTGCTGATGTAACGGTGGACAGCGCGCAAGAGGGTGACGTGCTCATCCGCTCAGGTGCGCAATGGGTCGCACAGACACTGCCCGGTCTGTCGGGCCTGGCCGATCCGGGCGCCGATTACATCGTCTACTGGAACGAGGACGCCGACGATCTGGACTATTTGCAGCTCGGCACCGGCCTGGTCATTGCCGGCGGTTTATTGGTCCTGGATACCAGCGCCATCGATCATGGCTCGCTCTTTGGCCTGGGCGATGACGACCATCCGCAGTACCCACTCTCCGCCTCCCCCGAGACCATTTCGGGAGACTGGACATTCACCGGCGAGCTATTGTTCGAACGCGCCACCATCTCCTTGCTATTCAGCGAGAGCGACGTGGGCGCCGATGATCGGTACTGGCTGCTCACCATCGACGACGGGGAGCTGAATCTCACTGCCTCGGATAGCGTGGGCACGTTGGGCGAATCGATCCTGCGCGTGGACCGCAATGGTCTATTCACCGATTCGATCGCGTTGGGAGATTACATCACGCTCAACAAGAACGGCGCGAGCGGCTTCAACCAGGTGGAGTACGGCGCCTACGAACTGGCCGCGCTGCATTCGTTCTATGGCGACGTGCAGATCCTCGATGATGGGACGCTCGCGATCGGCGAGGCCGGGGAGATATCGCTGCGCTTCGATGAGACCGATTCCTTCATCACCACCGCGGGCGATGTGTATTGGGAAAACACTCCAGCGGGAGACCTGGGGGCAACCCTGAATCTGGCGTTCGAGTACCTGGCGCTACGCGCCGGCGTGACCGAGTTCATACTCGATGCCGTAGAATCCAATGAAAACGAGCGCGCGTGGGGCCAACGCGCGGAATTCGGCCTGCTGCAACTTGCTGCGCTCAATGATGACGGGTCTATCGGTGAGGCGTGGGCCTCTGTGACCTCCGACGCGGGGTCAGTCGATGAGATCGCCTTGAACGGTGCATCGTTGACTTTCAATGGTGAGCGCGTCTTGACCGAATCAGATCTGCCATAGGTGAGTCAATGCTGAAGAAAGAAGAACTGATCTCGATCAAAAGAATGCTCCTGAATGTCCTGCCCTCGCAGGGTCAACCGATGCGCGTCTTGGCGCCAGAACTGCAAGCCTGGCAGCAGGCGGTGAGCGCCGTGGATCGGGAGCTGAAGGCGGCGGATAAGGAGCTGGAGCGGCTCAACCGAGAAGATGGAGTGGCTGAATCGTGAGCGCTCAGACTATTATCCGCCCCGCAACCGCGTTGGACGCCGTGAATGTCCTGAAGATCATCCGCAAGAGCGACGACCCGCTGGCGGGAGGGGCTTCGGGAGAAAACGAGTTGCAAGCCGTCAGGCGTGTATTGGATGTCATCGAGACTTCCGTCGCTCTTGTCAGTGAGCAGCATGGCCGCGTGGTCGGAACCATCGCTTTGCGGCCTGTGCAGGAATTAGGTGCGTGGATGCTGGACGAGGAGTGGTTCGCTGTTCTTCCCTCGTTTCGGTCACGGCGTGAGCCGTATGAGTTGCTCGCGGCATGCGAGAAGATTGCGGATCGTCAGGGTACGGCGATTCGCATAGGCAAGCGGGTGGAGACCGCGGCCGAACTCAGATCCGTCTTTACGCGCCTGAAGTCCTATTCGTTTCACGATGGTGCATACGTGAGGCGACCAGGTGCAAAGCCATTATTCCAGTCGGCCGCTTACTAAAAGCGGCAGGGGATCGCAGTGACCCCCTATTCCTTCATCCAGGACGATTTCCTAGAGCAGTTCGAAGCGCTGCGCCGCTATGCCGATCGAGCAGTGTTCGCTGATGTGAGCAACCCGGCGGACAACGTGGTGTATCCGCACATCTGCGCGGAGATCCCGCAGAACATCCAGCACGAAATCGAGTTCCAGATCGCGGCCACGATGGGCGCCCCGCCGACGATCACGTACCTGTTCATGCGAATGTCGCCCGAGGGCGCGCCGGTGCCGCACGAGGCGCACACCGACCTGCTGATGGGACAATGGTCGATGATGCTGTACCTCAATCGCGAGTTTCACTGCAAAGGCGGCACCTCGCTGCTGCGCCACCGCGCCACCGGCCTGTCGGTCCATCCGCGCAATGATGCGGAGCTGGCGGTGTGGAACCGCGATCACAACAACCGCAGCGCGTGGGAGACGGACCTGTTGGTCAAGATGGTGGCCAATCGGGCTTTCATCTTCCCGGCCTACCTCATGCACCGCGCCGAACCAATCGGCGGCTTCGGCAAAGCGCAGCAGGATTCGCGCATGGTCCTGACAGCTTTCTTTAACCTCCCGAAGTCATGAAATAGTGAAAACATGAAATCACCAGCTCCGACCATCCGCATCGCAGCCGAAGCCGACATCCCGCGCATCATCGAGATGGGCCGGAAATTTTGGGCACTCACCGACTACCGATCGGTGGAGTACGACGCCGGTTCGATCGAGCACTGGTCGAAATTGATGATCGACCAGGGATTGCTCCTGGTTGCGGAGGTCGACGGCGAAGTCGTCGGCTCTGTCGGCGCATTGAGCGCTCCGCTGTTGGGCAACGTGAAGTATCGAGTAGCGTCGGAGCTGTTTTGGTGGTTGGAGCCAGAGCATCGCACCGTGGGCCTGGGCGCCGCGCTGCTGATCGGCATCGAGGGCGCAGCGAAGGCCCAAGGCGTGAAGTTCTTCAACATGATCGCGCTGAACGCGGTGGAGCCGGAACGCGCAGCACAGGTATACCTGGAGCGCGGATACAAACTCACAGAGTGGTCTTTCACGAAAGAGCTGTACTGAACGAAGTTTCGAGCGCGCGCTGGCGGCCCGCGGCTCGGGTTATCTATGCAGGAGGAGAGAGAACATGGCCGCCGTAACTGCTGGTGTTGTCGCCGCTGGTGCCACCGCCTACTCAGCGAATCGACAAGCCGCCGCCGCAAGATCCGGTTCGCGATCTACCCAGTCCGAGCCGCAATGGTTGCAGGACGCACAACGCTTTGCCGTTGACCGCTCGCAGCAGATCGCCGATCGCACGTACCAACCATACACGCGCCAGCGGATTGCCGGGCAGACGCAGAACGAGATCGACTCCGGCAACCTGGCCGCGGTCAATTCCGACGCCAACGTAAGCGCCAGGCGCAACCTTGGCGCTGCGGAGGAACAAGTCAACGAAATCGCCGCCTCGGACTGGAACGAGCAGACGATGAACCAGTACATGAACCCTTACATCAAGGGCGTGCTGGACCCTGCGGCGAAAGAAGCAAAGCGCGCTTATTCGGACGAACTGGCGGCGCTGCGTGGCAAAGCCGTCTCGATGGGCGCGTTCGGTTCTGAACGATCGACGCAGCTTGAGGGCAACCTCAACCGCAACTATCAACAGAATGTCGGCGACATCTACAGCAAGGGCCACGCCTACGCATTCGATGCGGCGATGAAGGGCTGGCAGGCGGATAACTCGCGCAGGCTCGCGGCCTCCGATGCATATCGCTCGGTCGGCGGCGATATCTCGCGCCTGAACACCGCGCAGATCACCGACCTCATGCGCACCGGCCAGTCGCAGCGGCTGCTCGAACAGGCACAACTTGATTTCGACTATGAAAACTTTACCGAGGAACGCGACTGGGACATCACCAATCTGCAACCGTTGCTCCAGTCGATCGGTGCGGCGAGAGGCGGCAATGTCACCACCACGACCTCCGGACCGAAAGCCGACAAGGTCGGCACCATCCTCGGTGCCGCCGGCACGTTGATCGGCTACTTCGGCGGCGGCACGCAAACCGCGGCGCCATCCTCGATGTGGAGCGATCGACAGATCGCCTCCGACGCGCGCGCGCAGAACCTCGGCAATCTGGAAACCTCGATCGGCAATATGCGCATGCCGACCGTGGACTACGCGGAGTAATCGAAACATGCTGCAACAACCACAGAATTCCTCGATGCAGGAGTACATGGCGCAGTACGGTGAGCGCTTGAACGCGCTACTTGGTTACGCGCCGCAACCATCGAATCTCGGTGCTGCGCAGTCCGGCGAGAGTCCAATGGTGGACGAGATGGGCGCCGCGCCAGCGTCGCCAGGCATGAATCTCGGCGCCGAACAGGCACAGCCGATGATGCAGCAACAGCCCGCGGCAGCTCCGGCCGCGCCGAGTGCTGCGCCGGCGCCGACTACTCCGCCCATGCAGAAGAACGAGAAGGGCCAGGTGGTGATCGAGTCGCGCCCCAAGGACTTCGACTTCGGTGTGAAGGATGACGATCTCAAGGATGTGAAGAGCGTCGGGGACCTGGTGCAGAAACTGCCCGAGGAGAAGGCGAACGCATACATGGATTGGTGGGAAGAGCGCTACGGGCAGGTCAATGGCAAGTACGACGCGATGCTGGCGGAGCTTGGCCAGCGTCCCGATCCTAAGTCTCGCGATCTATCGCGCAAGGACAAATTCACGCTGCTGATGGAGTTCGGCCTCAATTTGATGAAGCACTCTCAGCAGGGCGGCGATCGAACTGGCGCAATGGGAGCCGCTCTGCACGATACCGTGCGAGGTGATCAAGCACGCCGGGAGAAGGACTTCGAGCGGCATCGGAGTCTGAGTGGCGAAATCGAAGGGCGGCGGCAGCAAGACCTCAAGGCGATCGGCACGCGCGGAGATGCGATGGTCGCGTCGCAAAACCTTGGCGCTGCCGCTGCCAAAGAAGGCCGCGAAGCGACCGAGTTCGCCGAGCGCGACGAGGAAGTCAAGAACATCGTCTATGGCGATGAGGGTGTCGTCGGTGTTACTCGCAAGGGTGAGGGGCGTACCGTCACCGATGAGACCGGCCGCGCCGTCAGATCCACACTCGGCATTGCTCGCGGATCTCGCGGTAGTGGCCGCGGTGCTGGCGGCTATGCGCCGCATAACATTGAGAAGCTCGCGACTTTTTACTCCAAGACCTACGACATCCCGATCGAGGTTGCCACCAACATCGCGCGCTCGGAAAAGAACGCGACCGATCCGTTCAAGATGTATTCGACCATCTTGAACGGACAGCTTCGGCAATACATGCCGGCCGACGAGGCGGCGAGGGTAGCGAAGGAGTTGGTCGAGGGTGCGTTCGGTGAGGGCGCGCTCGACAGCAAGCCAGGTGCGCCGATCGAGCGACCAGGTGGCGGCGGCAACCTCGGCGCCGCGGAGCCCGCCGCCGCGCCTGCACCTGGTTCGAGTCTCGGCAGCTCCGCTCCGCCGGCAAATCTGCTCAAGTCGGGCAAGGTGACCACGATCCGAAACAAGCGCACTGGCGCAGAGGAGAAGTGGACGCTCGATGAGACCGGACAGCCCAAGCGAGTACTACGCTGACATGGCAACGAACGAATGGGAGGTCATCGGCGAAGAGCCGGATGTACTGCAACCTGCAACACAACCGACTGTAGCGCCGCAGAATGTGTTGCAGGGTGCAGTACAAAATGATTGGGAGGTTCTAGGCGAGGAGGACCTCACGCCCGATGCACTGCTGCCTGGCGAGGCGTTGAATCTCGCGACAGCGCCCGATGAGCAGTTCGGTCTCGATGAGACACAGCGGAGCATGGCGAGTGCACTCACGCGCGCCGGCGCCGATCAAATCATCGACGATGTGGCGAGCCGGGAAATCTTGGCTGCACCGCCGCCGGCGCCTGGCCGTATCGAGCCCACCGCGCTCACGGCAACGCGCAGATTTCTCCCTGGCGGCAAGCAGATAGCCGAGCCCGTCGATCCGGACGTCGACCTGCGCGCGATGAAGCGCCTGCCGGGAAATATTGGCCGCAGCTCGAAGGCTCAGGTGAAGGAAGCGATCGCCGGCACACAGCGCCTGTTCGCCGACTTGCAGGCCAACATGGACATCGCGAAAGCGGAATCGTATCGCTCGTACCAGAGCGACGATCCGCAAGTGCTGGCACAGCAGCAGGCCGCGGCCGGTGAAGCCGAGGAGCGCGCCGGCCACGCGGAACTTGCGCAGGGTCGAGCTGCTCGCACGACGCGACGCGCGCAGGCCGAGGGGCAGGCCGCAATCCCCGCCGACGCCGGCGAGATCGAGCGAGCGATCCAAAGTGGCGTATCGAGCGCGGCGGTGACACTGCCGATCGTGACGCTTGGCTCCGTGGTGCCTGGTGGCCAGGGTGCTGCGCTGGTAACGCTCGGTGGCATGACGGGCAGCGCACGCTACGGCGAGCTGCGCGCCGCGGGGCTCGATGAGGGTACGGCGGCGTTGAGCGCAGCAGCGCTCGGTGGCCTCGAAGGGCTCACCGAGAAAATCCCGTTGGGCACGCTGGCTAAGAAGTCGCCCTTTATCGAGAAGGCCACCGAGTTCCTGGTGCAGGACCTGCTCGGCGAGAACGTGTCCACCGTGGCGCAGATCGCGGACGACTACCGCCTGGGCCTGCGCGATGACGTGACGATGGCCGACGTGCAGCAAGCCATCAAGGAGACGAGCGCGGCGACGATCGCCGGCTCCGCCGCGCAGCTCACCGTGTCAGGCATCTTCGAACAGGCCCTCAACCGGGCGAACCAGAAGGCAATCGACCGCGAGGCCAAGGCGGGCATGCAGCGCCAGGAGCCGTTCATCTCCGAACCCGACCTGGCGGGCATCGGCGAGCTGGAGTACGAGGCGGCGCCGGCTGCTGCCGCGGGCGATCTGGAGGTAGTGGCCGAGGAACCCCTGGCGGCTGCCCCTGGCAGCGCTCAAGACGAGCTGGCCGCGCTGGAGGCCCTACGCAAGGGCGGAGCCACGCCCGAGCAGGAAGCGATCCTGGAGGGCCTGGGCCACCTGGTGCGAACCGAGACCGGGACGCCAGTACTACTGCCATCGGGACGGCGTAGACTTACGGAGCTGAATCAACAGCTTGCGGATAGTCGCAGTGAAACAAAAAACCAGGCTCTCCCTCAGCCCGTTGCAGCAGGTGCTAAAGAAGCACCTGGATCGGCTCAACCCGGATTGGGCGAAGCGGCCGGGACCACACCGTCGCTCACAGAAGCAACTCAGGGAGCAGCGCGCGGCGTCCGTGTTGGTCGATCGCCGGCGCCTGGTGGTGAACGACAAGGTGAAAGTGTTGCTGCTGGAGAAGCCAACCTCGAAGACACGATCCCAATCCCGCAGCAATACGAGCGGGTGATCCTGGAGTCGATCATCAAGGACGACGCGACGCCGGGGCAGATTGGTATCGCGATATCCCGAGGGTTTGCAAAGCGCCGCTCCGATGGCACCGCGACGCTGTTGCCGGCGGGCCGGCGGCGGCTGGTCGAACTGGAGTCAGGCCAGCCGCCGGCCGACGTTGAGGCGACGTTTGAGGGCGAGGAGCTGCGCCGAGCTGGCGATCTTCGCCGCACGCCGCGAGTGGAGGTTAAGCCGGCACAGGCGCGCAGCGGCAGCGTTCAGACGCCGCGTGGCGGCTTCACTGTGCACGTCGATGGCAAGCCGGTCGTCGAGCTTCCCGATGCGCAAGCCGCGCGCGAGGCCGCGGCCGGATTTGCGGCTGACGGGACTTTTAAGACCACCGTCGCCGGGCAACCCGTGTCGGTCGACGTGACGCCTACGGACGCGCAGAAGGCGTCCGGCACCTATACCAAGGGTCACATTCGCTACGAGGGTCTCCAGATCTCGATCGAAAATCCCAAAGGCTCTATTCGCTCTGGCGTGTCGGAAAGTGGGAGAAAGTGGAGCCGTGCGCTTGGAGCTGATTACGGGTACGTGCGCGGTTCCGAATCTGCTGACGGCGATCATGTCGATGTCTTCCTCGGTGATGCGACCAGCGACGTTGCGTACATCGTCGATCAGGTGAAAGCGGATGGCACTTTCGACGAGCACAAGGTGATGCTCGGCTACCCATCGCTTGAGGCTGCGACCGCAGCGTATCGAGCACAGTACCCAAAGGGATGGAAGGGACTCGGTGCGATAACCCACATACCGATCGCGGACTTCAAAACGTGGGTGAAGTCTCCACAAGCGAAGCAACCCTACGCATGGAAACCTAAAGCGCAAGCTGTCGCCGCGGTTCCCTCGGCCGAACCAGCGCCTGAGCGCGCGAAGCTGCACAAGAAGATCTATCGCGGCACCGAGGCCGGCACGAAAGGAGCCGAAACGCGCGCTGCACCGCGAGGTGAATTGGGGCCGGGCATCTACTTCACGCCGGATGCAAAGCTCGCCGCGAGTTACGGCGGTGGCCCCACGGCGAGTATCGCGAAGGGCACTCGCGTGGTGCACACCGCGGAGCTGGCGCGCGATCTGAAGGCCGAGGAGATTGGCACACTCGAAGGCGGATCTCGCGACGGGGAGACTGCGCGCCTGGTCTCGAATGGCAAGGAGTTGTGGCGCGGCGAGTGGAACGCACGCAAGTCGCAAGAGGCGAACTATCAGGCGATGGTGAAGGCGATCAAAGGCGCCGGCCTGAAGATGATCGTGGGCGCCGATGACTCGATCGCAATCAACCAGGTCGCTGTAACAGATCCGAACATTCTGAAATTCGATCAGGCGAAGCTGCACAAGAAACGTCTTCCATTGGAAGAGCGAGCGGATGACGCCTCAGATCAGCAGCGAGCCACGTTGCGCGATATCGATACGGCGTCGGTTACTCCGCAATTTCAATTGCGCGCCGCCACGGAGGATGTCTACGACACCGCGGATGCCCACTTCACCTCTTCGGAGGTTTTGAAGGGCGTTCATGATGTGCCGCTGAAAACTCTTGGCCTCACTGGCTACGACGATGCGAAATCTGTCGCGCGTATCGCGCGCCTGGCCGAGCAGATCAAGGAGAGCGGCGAGGTCTCGCCGATCATGGTGGGCATCGACCGCAATGGCGAAGCCTACGTGATGGAGGGCCAACATCGAGCGCGCGCGCTGCAACTACTTGGTAGTGACAGCATCCCGGCGAAAATCGTCTTGGACACGACCGACGACGATGGCGTGCGGCTACATAAGAAACAAACCGAGACTGCCGCATTCAAGAAGTGGTTCGGCGATAGTAAGGTGGTCGATGCGGACGGCAATCCTCAAGTCGTCTATCACGGCACCGGAAACCTGGAGGGGCTGAACGAATTCCGGCCCGAGCTAACTGGCCTCGGCAACGATCAAATCGGCAGCGGCTTTTACTTCACGACAAGCCAGGAGGAGGCAAGCGCTTACACAACAGCGCGCATGCCGAACGCAGGAACCAAGCTCGGCGGTGATCAATCACCAGGCATTGTTCCTGCCTACCTGAGCATCAAGAATCCGATCATCGTAAAAGGCCCCAATCTTCGCGATGTTGATGTGGATCTGTCGGCGAAGCAGGTAGAGGCAATTATCCGCCACGCGCCGCGGTTATTCGATGTTGAAAACACGCCGCTTCTTGATTGGCATGAGAATGCGAGCACACGCGTTACTCCGGCAATGGTCAGGGATGTAGCAAAGAAATACACCGGCCCGGCGCTTATCCAGATCGAACACGATTTTTTTGGTCGTGAAGGCGAGGCCACGAAGTTCCGCGAAGCGCTGCGCAAGGTGCTCGGGTATGACGGCGCGGTGATCGACTTCGGAACGAAGAAGCATTGGGTCGCCTGGTTTCCTGAGCAGATCAAAAGCGCGATCGGCAACCGCGGCACGTTCAATCCGAAAGATCCGGATATTCGCTTTCATAATAAGCAGTCCAAAACCGACGCGTTCAGGCGCTGGTTCGGTGAAAGCAAAATCGTGGACGACGAAGGCAACCCGCTCGTCGTGTACCACGGCACGGGCAGCGACTTCACCGAGTTCCAGCCTACCGATTACGGCTGGTATGGGTGGGGTTCTTACTTCACCAGCAACGAAAAATTCGCGAATGAGTTCGCCGAGGGAGCGGACGGCAATCCGAACGTGATGCCGGTGTATCTGGCGATCGAGCGGCCTTTCTACTTCACACCGAAGGACAACGACACGCCAACCAACGTGCAGTTGCTCATGGCTGTCGGACACTCACGCCGCAAAGCCGAGAGCATCATCAATCGCGAAGGCGACGTGAACGTCCGGGTATTCGACAAGCTGCAAGAGGAGGGGCACGACGGCATTGTCGTGCTCGAACCTGGGCGCACCGAGTACATCATCTTCGAGCCATCGCAGATTAAGAGCGCGATCGGTAACACCGGCGCATTCGATCCTGCTAATCCGAACATTCTATTTCACAAGGCTTTCCACGGCTCGCCGTATCGCTTCCAGAAGTTCGTGCTCGATGACAAGACCATCGGGACCGGCGAAGGCGCACACGCCTACGGATGGGGCCTGTACTTTGCCGAAAACGAAGCCGTTGCAAAGGACTATCAGCGCCGCCTGTCCGATTCCTCCGCGCATGTGCGCCTGAGCGTGAATGGCAAGGAATTGGAGGACGGACCCGAGCGCCATGGCGCCAGTCTCGTGGCCTTCAACGATCTGCGCGAGGTGCGCGCACTCGCGAAGCGCTGGCTCGCCGAGTATGAGAACGACCCCGGCATGAAGGAGACGGCGGAGCACGCCGGCCTAGCCGCGGCGGAGTATTGGCCACGGTTGAACAGCTTCGTGCAAAGCCACACGAAGAGGGACATCAAGGTGGCGCGCGGCTTGCTGTACAGCGTGGAGATCAACGATGCCGCGGTGAAAAACATGCTGGACTGGGATGTGACGTGGGAATCGCAACTCGACACGGTGAAGGAGACGCTGCGCAAGGCAGGCGTGTTCAAACGCTACAAGGCGAACCTGAGCAACTACGGCACGCCCATGCAAACGCGCAATCGCAAGATGCGCGGGGAGAGCATCTACGCGTTCCTGAGCATGGAGAAGGGCGGCGACCAAGCGGCCTCGAAGTATCTCTCCTCGCTCGGCATCCACGGCCTGCGATACAAGGACGAAGGATCGAGAGGCAAACGCGGCGGCACACGCAACATCGTGGTGTTCGACGACTCGATCATCACTGTGACGCACATCGATGGCTCGCCGGTCACGGCGCAGGAGCGCACCGATGCGATCGGTCCGCTGTTCAGCCGCGTCAACACCAACGCGAATGAGAGCAGGTATCGCGCGATCACGGGCACACCCCGCGAGCAGCGCTCCGCGCAAGTGCGCACGGAAGTGAACCGCGTGCTGCGCAACTTCCCCGGCGCATCGGCCAACGTGGTGCAGACTTTCAACGAGCTGCCCAACGACGTGCGCGCGCGTGTGATCGCCGCCGGCGGCCTCGATGAGAAAGGCAACCCCGCGGTCGATGCGTTCTACGACCCGCCAACCGGCCAGGTGTATTTCATCGCGAACGAGATCGAGTCGATCGACAGCATCGAGTCGTTGTTCCTGCACGAGTATGTCGCGCACAAGGGCCTGGTCGGCATGCTCGATACGGCAAAGCGTGACGAAATTCTCAACGGCATTGCACGCGACCTGCCCGACCTGGTGCGGCAGAAGGCGGCCGATTACGGCTATCGCTTTCACGTTCCTGCTGAACGACGAGTCGCGGCCGAGGAGGTCGTCGCTGAGATGGCGGAGACTTTCTTGCGAGGTCGGGATCTGCCGGCGAAGCAGAAGGGTATTCTCGATCGCATAATTCAGGCGATCGCTGATGTCTTGCGGCGCATAGGTCTGCGCAAATACGACGAGCAATTCATCGCCTCGTTACTCACGGATCTGCACCGCTATGCGCGCGAAGGCCATGCTCGGAAGGAAACCGCTGAGCCGTATCGCGCACGCGCAAGTACGGCCCCTGCGTTCCCTGATTGGGATGATTCGAACGCCTCCGAGGTCGTCCCCAACTTCCAGGACTATGTGGATCGCGCGCGCCTGCATCTCTCCGGGAAGAGTGAAGAGGAGATCTATTCCTATGCGCTGAAGCAGTTCGACGAACGGCAACAGCTCTGGCAGTGGGAGGGATTCTTCGAGGGCGGGCACGTCCTTGTGCGCGGGACACAGGCCGGTGGCTACGATCTCTACGTCAACGATGCGCTCATCGTCCCGGATGACGGCGGAAACTACCCGAACCTACAGCTCGCACAAGCGGCAGCTCGGGTACTCGTGGCGGAGGAGGGTGGAGTCTCCGACGCCGAGGCTGAGCGCATCCTCAACGCAGTGCCATTAAGCGCGGACCTGCGCGTCAAGTTCCATCGTAAACCGTTCTTCTCGCAGCTCGCCGTGCGGCTGTCGGAGCTGCGCCTACAGAAGGCGCCGGCGTCCCAGTGGCGCGGCGTCATCGCGAACCTCACCGGCAAGGGCGTGAGCCCCGAAGAGATCGAGTGGCTCGGGATCAACGAGTGGCTCGCCGAGCAGGATGGCAAGGTCACGAAGGAGCAGGTACTGCAATACGTGCGCGCCAACCAAGTGCAGATCCAAGAGGTCGTGAAGAGCGCCTTTACCAAGGAAACCATTGACGAGGCAGTCACTGCTATTGACCGCGCTCTCGGCACTTTTACGGACTGGATCACGCCTGGTGATCTTGATTATTACGATCGCGTCGAGCCGTCCGTCGATAAGGATAAGTTCACGACCTATGCTCGTACCGCAAAGGGCGAGCGCATCGACATGACCGTGAAAGTCACAGACGTGGATTCCCAAGATTGGAACGATGGCGGATGGGTTAACGCGACCGTCACTCTCGCAGATGGTCGCAGCGCGGAGGCCGGCGCATGGTTCAGTTATCGCCGCGGCACCCTTGAGATTGATCCTTATGGGCTTGGCGAGTGGCGCGGTGATGAATTCTCAGAGGATGAGGTTGATGCTATCAAAGAGGCAATCGGCGAGATCGCCTTGTCCGAAAACACAGAGCTAATGGACACTGTCCAACACGCCTCGGACGAATTCGATAGCGATCTTATAAGAGCAAGAAACGAACTTTTGAGTGGCGACGTGGAGGCGGCTATTTCTGCACTTAAAGACGCGGCCCGCACAGAGCGCGTATACGGCGATGATGTAACCGTTAGCCCGATTGTAGATCTACTCACCGAGGATGAGGGATCTATCAAGTATGAAGACTGGAAGCTACCGGGCGGCGAGAATTATCGCGAACTGTTGCTGACGCTGCCGCCAAAGAAAGATCTGCCGGAGGAATTCAAGGCGGTGGAGATAGGCGAAGGCCGATGGGCCGTGTTCGGTCCTGGCCCGCAAGGCGCGAATCGATACGGTTCCGGCACCACGCGCGAGGAAGCGATCGAATCCTTCGTCGGTCACGGCCACACCGGGGCGTTCATCTCAAAGCACTGGGCCGAGCCGAACATCCTCGCTCACGTGCGCTTCGATGAGCGCACCGACGCTGATGGCAAGCGCGTGCTGTTCATTGAGGAGATACAGAGCGATTGGCATCAAGCCGGCCGCAAGCACGGATACAAAGGCGACTATGTTCCGCCGTCCACGGCTGATATCGAGCGGTACAACGAACTGCGCGCAAAGAGGGACATCACCAACACGGAAGATGCAGAGCTGACCAAGCTGGAGAAGCTGATACGCCAGCACGATGACATGATCGCTAGACTGGTGCCGGATGCTCCCTTTAAAACATCATGGCCCGAGTTGGCGTTCAAGCGCATTTTGAAATGGGCTGTCGATGAAAACTTCGATCGCGTGACGTGGACCACCGGCGCGCAGCAGGCAGATCGATATGATCTGAGTAAAAAAGTAAAAGCGATCGAGTACACGGCCTCGGGTCGGTTGATTGCCATGGGCATAAGTGGCAGTCCGGTAATGAATGAGGCGGTCCCAGAAGAAAAAATCGCTGACTATGTTGGCGAAGAGCTTGCCAAGAAGTTACTCGAACAACCCTTAGTTAAGGCAGGACCAGTGCACAGTCGTGTGTTGCGCGATGTGGATTTGAAGATGGGCGGCGAGGGCATGGTTGAGTTCTACGACCAGATGCTGCCGCGCATCGCCGTCAAACTCACGAAGAAGTGGGGTGGCCGAGCATCGAAGACAAAGCTGCGCGGTGTCACTCGCGAAGAGCGGATCAACGATCGCTACCAGATCCGCGAGACCTCCGCGGGCTGGACGCTGCTCGACGCGGCCGGCAATCCGCTTGCTGATCGACGCGCCTTCCGCAACGGGGCGGCGGCCGAGAAGTGGCTGGAGGAGAACGGCTACCTCGATGAGGAGGTTCACTCGCTGGATATCACCGACGACATACGCGAGGTCGCGCTCGGCGGCCTGCCGATGTTCCATCGAAAGTCCATGGTCGGCGTGTTCCGCCGGCGCCAGGCGGTGCAGAACGGCACCTTTGACCTGGTCGAAGGGTCGCGCACCTCGCGCTGGTGGAACCTCCTGGTCTTCAAGGCGCAGGACCGTTTCTACGATCTGTTCCGGCTCAACGAGCAGGCGAAGATCTTCCGCCAGATCGCGCAGCTCCCCGACTCGATGGACGCGTACCTGAAGGAGACGCTCTACCATGGTCGCGTAGAGGATCGCGTCAAAGAGTACGAGAAGCAGTTCGTCGAGCCACTGGTGAAGATGATCAAGGACTCCGGCTATACCTGGCAGCAGGTGGAGGATTACCTGTACGCGCGGCACGCGCCCGAGGCGAACGCGAGGCTCCTCACGATCAACAACGGGAATCCGAACTTCCATTCCGGTATGACGGACGCCGAGGCCACGCAGGTGATGACGGCGCTCGGCGCTGCGGGCAACATCGCGAACCTGCAAGCGATCGGCGCTCATGTCGATGCAATGACGCAGTGGGAGCGCTCCACGCTGGTGCTGGAGGGCCTCGAAGACCAGGCCACCATCACCGAGTGGGAGAACACCTATGATCACTACGTCCCGCTCAAAGGGTGGGCGCACAACCCTGAACTTGCTGAAATGCCTCGTCGAGGCCGAGGCTTTGATACTGGTGGTCGGACAACAAAAGACCGCACTGGCCGCACGTCTCGTGCGGGAAACATCCTCGCCAACATCGTCGCGCAAGCGCAGATGGCCGTCATCCGCGCGGAGAAGGCCAAAGTAGGCCGGGCGCTGCTGGAGTTCGTGAAAGCGAACCCGGCGCCGCGGCTATACGAGGTCAACCAGGTCGAGTACCACCGCTACATCGACTCGGGCACGGGCCTGGTGCGCCAGGGCGTGAACCCGCAGTACAAGCTCGCCGACAACGTGGTGCGCGTGCGCATGGCCGGCAAGGATGAGCACATCGTGTTCAACCCCAACGAGCCGCAGATGCAGCGCCTGGCGACCGCGATGAAGAACCTCTCGGCCACCGAGATGGGCCTGATCCTGTCGTTCCTGCACGGGATCAACCGCTACCTCTCGACGATCAACACCTCGCTGAATCCCGAGTTCGTGATCTCCAACGCGCTGCGTGACTTGCAGACCGCTGGCATCAACTTGCAAAGCACCGACCTGAAGGGCCAGGCGCTCGCGATCATGAGCCAGTGGCGCCATGCCTGGAAGGCGATCCGTCAGGCCGAAGCCGGCAACACGACGCACGCGTGGGCGCCGTGGTGGGATCGCTTCAAGAAGGCCGGCGCGAAAACCGGGTGGATTCAGCACTACGGCACGCCGGTGGACATCGAGAAAAAACTTCAAAAGGAAATCAACCGGCACGGTGTGGTGGGCAACGCGGCCAAGGGGATCGAGGTGACGCTCGGCTGGATCGAGCGGCAGAACCTGGCGGTCGAGAACGCCATGCGTCTGGCCGCCTTCCGGGCTGCTGTCGAGGCTGGCATGTCGGACGAGCGCGCCGCGCAGATCGCGAAGAATCTCACCGTGAACTTCAACAAGCGCGGTGACCTGGGTATTGCACTGAACTCGTTCATCCTGTTCTACAACGCCGGCGTGCAGGGCACGGCAACGATCCTGCGTGCAGCAAAGAGCCCGCGGGCGCGCAAGTTCATGTATGGCCTGGTCGCGGCTGGCATCGTCATCGACATCATCAATCGCATGGTGGCGGGCGAGGACGATGATGACGAGAACCGCTACGACAAGATCCGCAGCTACGAGAAGGAGCGCAACATCATCGTGATGCTGCCGAAGGAGCAGCGCTTCACGCTGCCATCGGGCGATGAGATCGATCACCTGAAGATCCCGATGCCCTACGGGTACAACTTTCTGTACTACACCGGAACGAAGATCGGCGGCGTGCTCGACTATCACACCATCGGCAACAAGCGCCGCTTCGAGCCGGCCGAAGATGCCGCGCAGGTGGTGGCCTCGTTCTTGGGCGCATTCAACCCGATCGGTGGGTTCGCCAATCCACTGGAGTCGATCACGGCGGTGGAGCAGTACATCCAACTGAAAGAAGAGCGAGCGTGGGACGGCCGCCCGCTCATGCCACCACAGCCGCAGTACGACATTCCGGTGCCGGACTCGCAACGCTTCTGGCGGTCCACCGGCAAGGGTGCGCGCGAGGTCACGGCTTGGCTCAACGAGCACACCGGTGGCACCGACGTAACGCCGGGCAAGATCGACATCTCGCCGGCGACGGTGGATTACTGGATTGACTTCGCCCTCGGTGGCAGCGGCCGGTTCATCTCCAACACGATCAATGCGACGCACGATATCGCGCTTGATCGCAAGGACCTGGACCTGGGCGAGGTGCCCTTCGTGCGCCGCGTGCTCGGGCAGACCGGGGAGCGCGATCGCCAGGAGCGGTTCTACACGCGCATGAACGAAGTGCAGTACGTGATCAAGGAGCGCGAGGTCGCGCGCGAGATGCGCCGCTTCGCGAAGACGCCCGAGGAGATGCAGCCCTACGAGGAGCGCAACGCATTCATCGATAAGCGCTACCCGATCGCGGCCAAGGTGGAGATGGAAGGCCGGCGCGCGGAGGCCAAGCTCAAGCAGCTCCGAGCTGGACGCAAGGCGCTCCAGAAACAGGAGGGCCGCATGGAGGAGAGCAAGCGGCTGGAGCGCATCGAGTCGATCGAGGCGGAGATGCGCGCCACGATGGACCAGTTCAATCGCTCCTGGAACGAGGCCGAGGACGCACAGCGCGGCGCCACCGAGACGAAGGATCTGATCGGCCAGCTCGGACCGATCATCGACGGCAAGAACCGCCGCGACGCCGTGCGTGCGTTGCGTGAGGCGGGCAAGCCGGCGACAGCCGAGCTGCTCGCGGCACTGCCGACCACGCTTCGCACGCAGCTCCGCGAGCTGCTGGAGCAGGAAGCCGCCTCATGAGCGCGAAAGACGATGATCTGCGGGACATCTATTCGCGCCTGAACACGACCGAACAGGAAGTCGCCTCGCTCGGTTCGAAGCTGGACCAGGTGATCACGACGCTCGATCGAGTGGTCGAGCGAGTCACCGCGCCGGCGCCGCCGCCGCCTAAAACCGATTGGGTGGGCATCGCCGCGCTGGTAGTCTCGATCGTCTCGGCAGGGGCCTTTTACTTGCAATCACGATTCGGGCCGGTGGAGGCTCAGATCGAAATCACGCGCTCTCAGATGGAGCGTGCCTACGAGAGGGAGCTAGAACGAGAACGACTTTTAGGCCGACTTGAGTCGGAGGTGGCAAATGACACTCGGAGAACTCCAGGAGCTTCACTTTAGGCTGTTCACCACGAAGCTGGTGCCGCACGCATACCAGTTGGGATATACGCTTCGTTGGGGCGAGGCGCTGCGATCGGACGAGCAGGCCGAGATCAACGCCATGGGCTCGGACGGACGGGACATGTTGGCCAATATGATCCAGATCAGGTTTCCCGACCTAGCCGAGAAGATCCGCAACAACGGCAAGGCCAACGGCATCCGCAACAGTGTCCACGGCGACAAGCTCGCCCTCGACCTGAATCTATTTCGCAATGGACTGTGGCTCTCAGCGACCGAAGATCACCGGCCGCTCGGGGAGTATTGGGAGTCGTTGCATCCGCTGTGCCGGTGGGGAGGTAGATTTAACGACGGCGGCCACTATTCAATCGAATATCAGGGGCGAAAATGAAGTGCACAGCCGATAGATTGGGCTTGTTGGTGGCGGCGATCCTGTTGCCGTTTGGGGTGTATGCACAGGCATTCACGCGCGCGCCGGAGGATCTGATGTGGAGCTTCGGCACGGCGCTCGGTGCATTCCTCGGCCTGGCGTTGCACGTAACGTTCTCGTGGGGCGAGTGGCGCAAGATCACGGCCAACAAGCCGCACTTGTGGCAGTACATCTATGAGGACATGCCGGGTTTCCTGACCGCGGTGATCATGGCGCTGATCGCGTATTTCGGTCTGCCGGTGCTCGGCAGCATCCCTGCGGTGCAGAACTTCCTGGGTTTCACCATCGGAATGAACTTCCTGTCGGCGACGGCGGCCAGCTATATCGCCAGTTCGCTCGGGTATAAGATCCGGGCCTATTTCATCAAAAAGACGGAGTAACCCGCCCCATGCTGAATCCCTTCCTGGCCGCCCTGGGCGTTGCCTGCCTCGGCTTGGGCGTGACGGTGTATGTGCAGCGAGGAACCGTTGCGCGGGCCGAGGCGAGGGTGGTGCGCGTCCAGGTGCAGTTCGACCAGGTGGTCCAGGCCAACAAGAACCTAGCGGCCAGCATGGACAGTATGAAAAAAGTGAATGATGACCTCATCGAGATGGTGCGCGTGGACGCCGAGAATTTGCAGCGCGCAGCCATCGAGGTCCGGCGCAGGGAGGCGGAAAGCCGAGTCCAATCCGAACGCGTGCGCAGCGCCCGCCAGGAGATCAAGAATGCGACCGTCTCATGCGCCGACCTGGCGCGCTTGGACATTGTTGCTGTGTGCCCCGCCCTTGCTATCAGCCTGCGAGACCAGGCCCGTAATCAGAGATTCTAGGCCGGTCGAGATCAGGATCCCGGTTCGGACTCACCTCGATCCGGAGCTGACGCAGGATTGCCCGCCGGCGGTAGACTTGCCGCAGGAAGGGTCGCTTCGCGTCGAACAGGTGCTCGACTATCTCCTGGCCCTTGAGTCGGCGCTCTGGCGCTGTCGCCTTCAGCTCCAAGGGATTCGGGAGATTGATTTACCTGCGCCTCCCATACCTCCTCGATGACCATCAGGATCGCCCGTCGCACGTAGTGCGGGGTCTCCTGGCGATCGCGCCAGCGCTTCCATACCGCCAGCAGGTCGTGCAGCTCGTCGAGCGTGTTGTCGATGCGAGCGCCGAGCGTCACGGGGTAGCCCTCGCTACGTTCCTCGCCGCACCTGGCGCAGACATCATTGACGTTAGAATTGTGCTCGTGGCAGTTCGAGCAGATCCATGGTGTATTGCTCATCTCAATCTCTCCTTGCCGGGAAGCGTCGGCCCATGATGTCGTACAGCCGCGGATGCTTCATGGCATCCACCACGATCGGATCCTGGTCGGCCTGGCGAAAATACCAATTCTTGTAATCGTCTGGCACCAGGTCGTAGTGCAGGCCCTTGTGCTTGCCGAACCCGATGAACGGCGCCCGGCGCGCGGTCTCGGTGTGCGTGGCCAGCACGTCCCATAGGGCTGGGTCCTTCATGTTCAGGCCCATGACGGTGCAGATCGCTTCGAGCAATTCAGCCGCTAGTGAGCAGTCGGCCAGTGCGGAGTGCGCGCCCTTGAGCAGCCTGCGAGCGTTGCCACGATCCAGGTAATAGGTCAACGCGCCGAGCGAGTACGAGTCCAGATCCCACCATAGATCCCTGGCGAGCGCGTGGGTGCAGATGAGCTTGACGACGGGCTTGCCGATTACCTCCCAGTCGTAGAACACGTTGTGCCCGATCATGTGCGTGAACTTCGGCGGCAGCGAGAAGCCCGCCGACGGCGGGCATCCCTCCAGGTCCTCGTCCATGATGTGATGCGTGGCGAGCGCGCCGTATTCGATGGGCTTCGATGGTTGCAGTCGTATGTTCGTTTCGGCGCCATCGAGCAGGTCGATGTACCCGACCTCGATGGGCTCGGGATCTTTCATGCCGGTGGTCTCAGTGTCCAATACGCAAGGTGTTGCCATAGGATTCTCGTTAAATGAAGGAGCCGCGGACTGATCCGCGGCTTTTTTGGGAAACTAGATTCACCCCGTTTATTCCTCCTCTTCCTCCTCTTCCTCCTCTTCCTCGATGTCTTGTTGCGTGCCGCCCTTGTCGGCGGGATCTCCATCGGCCGCGTCGGCCGCGGCAGTGCCGAACATGTCGTCTTGCGTCGCCTCGACCTCGAACTCGCGATCAAGTTGCTGGCATGCCGCCAGGCGTGGCAGGTCTTTCTCCAGGTCCGGATGGATCTGAATCTTGAAAGTAATTACATGCTCGTGCTTGCCGCCGGTGAACGTCGCCACGACATCCTTGATACGCGATTGCTGAAAGGTGAGCTTCGCGGTCTTCTTGGTGACTTGGTCGTACAGCGTGAATGTGATGCCCTCGGGCTTGCGATTCAGCCAGTGCACGTTATCGAATGGCACTAGGTAGTAGCCTTGCTTGTTGAACATCAGATCGGAGTACTTGCCATATCCTTCCTCGGTGGGGAAGAGCATATCGATATCTCGCTTGGTGCCGCGGCAGGTGATCGATACGTCGCAGGCCGGCGTGGTCTCGTCGCCGACGCGCTCGGCGCGCAGGTTCACGTTGTCAATGTGGCCAACACGCCTGGAGAGTTTGAAGCGCATAAGAATCCCTCGTTCGTTGTTGATGGGAGAGCTGGAGAGTCACTGCACCGGCCGCATCGTCGCGGCTTATTATTTGATCCGGTAGATCCGGACTCCCTCGATCGTCGATCCGTTTTGTTCTTCTGTCACCAGGCGCACGCTGAATCGGCGCTTGAGTGTTTTGCCCTTTCTCGATGCTTGTGATCGCAGCGTGGAAACTTTTTTCGGATCTGGCACGAAGAACGTATCGTAGACCAGCTCACCTCGTTCCTTCTTTGGTGGCTTGAGCGTACCGAATGGATAGCGAGTACGCGCGTGTGCGATGGGCGCTCTCTCGACCCGAAACGCGGGGGAGGATGTTTGTTTAGTCATGGGTAACATTCCGCAACAAAGCTAATACCGGGTGCAACATTCGCACAATATCACTCGTCCGGTCTGGGTGGTAGGAGCCGGTACTCGGCCATGCGGCGCAGCGCCGTGCCGTCGAAGTGGGCGCGCGACTCCGTTTCGATCCGATTCCCCTGTTGACGTAGGCGATTGATCACCGCCCGCAGGTTCCCCACATCGGGCAGCAGCATGTAAGTAATTGGGCCGCGCCGGAGCATCTCCAGCACGGTTTCATCCTGTGTGATCACGCCCGACCGATCCTCTCCTCGATGGTGAGGTGCGAGCTGACGATCACCGCGAGTCCCTGCAAGAATTCCGTTCTCATAAATTAGCCATCCTTTTCCTCTTACACTTGAAGCAGCGCTTGTGACGCATGCAGAAGTGCTCCGAGTGTGGCTGTTGCAGGCACGGTGATCGCCCACATAAACGGGATATCATCATCGAAATCATCGCTGGGCGGCTTGCGCTTCTCTTGCTGCTGACGACGCTCCTGCGGCTCGTCATCACGATCTCGCCCACCACCTCTCGGGCTGCCGAGGAGCTGCACAGTGTCGGCGTAGACCTTTGTGGTATAGCGATCCTTGCCATCGCGGTCCTGCCACTTCTCAGTGCGGAACTTGCCCTGCACGTACACGGTCGTGCCTCTGAGCAGATATTCGGCGATCGCCTCGGCGAGCTTGCCGAACAGCACCACGGGGACCCACTCGGTTTTCTCCTGCTTCTCCCCGTCCTTCATCCACACCTCGGTGCAGGCGATCGAGAAGTTGCACACGGCGCTGCCGTTTTGCGAGTAGCGCGTCTCCGCATCGCGCCCGAGATTCCCAATGAAATGGCATGAATTGATGCCGCGAGACATAAGTCACTCCTTCTTGAATAGCGCCGCATGTTGGGCGGCGCGCTTCTGCTCTTCCCACTTCTCCAGCTCGGCGATGCGATGTTCGCATCGCAAGATGAAGCCCTCGGCACCACCGAGCCAATACATCAGGTGCTCGACCACCTCGTAGTCATCGACGGTTAGCTCGGGGCGCCGGATCAGCGTGCGCCCGCCGATGCCAATGTAGTCCTTGCCGTAGTGATCCGGCGGCGCGAGCAGGTGTTCGAGCGCGGTGTAGCTATGGTTGATGCCATAGATGCGGCGATTCTGGTTGGCCCACGACATCACGAAGGCCGGAGCTGGATGCTCCTTCGCCTTCTCGATCAACCGCCTGGCGCCAAGGATCACCGCCTGTCCGCAGTTCGTCCCAAGCCAGCACATCACGGTGGCGCAGATCGTGGCCTGGCGTTGCGTGAGCGGCGTCGGGTGGCTGGAGAGGATATCCACGAGCTTGGAGTTCGGCGTGCTATAGGTGCCCCGCTCCTGCATGAGCTTCGCCCACTCCTCGGCGTAGACGGTCTCGCCGATGAAGCTCGCGCGTGGGTAGGGAGGCAAAGGTTTGTGCTCCAACCATCCGAGGCTGTACAGATAATCCTCGTACTCGCCCTCCATCATGACCGTCGCAACCCAAGCGACTCGGCCCTGGTTATCTTGATCCCGTCGATCACCGTCTCCTTCGCTATCTCTCGCGCTTTCTCGTTGAGCGTGGCCTGGGAGATCGTGATGGCATCCATCGGAAAGCGGCCCGCGATCGCGGCCTTCAACACCGATGCCTTGTCCATCACCACGCCGGTCCAGCGGCCACGCTCGAAGGCCGAACCACCACCGCCGCCACCACCGCCACCTACCTGCATGCTGGTGGTCTTGGGCTTGGGCGCCGTGGCGGCGATCTCCAGGAGCTGATTCGCGGCCTCGACGTTGCCCGAGTCCTGCAAGCGCTGCGCGCGTTCGAGCGCGTCCGCTTCGCGCGCCTTGCGCTCTTCTTCCGCCTTTACGCGCGCGGCTTCGTCCTTGGCCTTCTTGTAGACGTGGGCCGCATCTGTGACCTTTTTACGCACCGTGTTGATGCGAGTGATGTACGGGTTCAGCGTGCCATTCACCAACTTCACGAAAGTGTTCGCCGGCGTGACGATCTTGGTACGGCGCGTGTCGATGCGCTTCTCCACCGTGTTGCAGTCGAGCGCGAAAATTGCCGCGCGATCGAACGCCGCATCGTCGGTGATCTTGCTCACCTCTTTGCCGTCTGCCGTCACGAAGAACTTCGCGGCCTGTTCCTCAATCAGCTTGACTGGACCGGCCAGATAGACCAGCTTCTCGATGACATCGAGCTGTGTCGGATAGGCAAGTACCGGCCAGGTCTCGGCCGCCTTCTCCGCCGCGGCGGGGTCGGGCTGTTTCTCTTCTTCGCTCATGCTGCACCTTTAAAAATTGACGGTAGGAAATCCGGGCGAGGTGGTCTTCTTCGGACCAGGCCGCTCACCCCTGCGAAAAATCTCCATGAACTCATGGCACCGTTCGAGCATGTACTGCTCACGCCGGCGATCGCGCGGAACGTCGATGCGGACCAGTCGGCTCGCCGGATCCGGCATCTCGGGATTGAAGCTCAGGAAATGCGTCACATCCAAGTCGTGCACGAACATCTGGCAGTCGATCTGCGGGATGTGCTCGTCAGGCACCTGGCCATACATCATTACCCTGCTGTGGCGAGAGAGGACGACTGGACACTTCACCTCGCCGTTCGCACGGAAGTCGAAGCCCTCGATTGCGATGAAGTCACTCGATGCGCCGATGTACGGGATCTTGAGCGATTCCGCAAATGGCGGCCTGACGACCTCCACATCGTGATCGAGGCAGAAATTCTCGATCGCCGGCGTCTCCCAGTGATGGCCCCAACGGATCGCCGCCGGCGGCGGTCCGCCGTTCCATTGGTCGGGCGGCGGCTCGTCCGATTCGACCTCGGTTTGCAGCTCGTTCATCAGCGAGGTCCAGCCGCGCCAGGTGCCGCGGACGACTCGGTACATGCGCGAGCTGGTGATGTGGCCGCGCCGAGCGAGCCACCACTCGCGGGTATGCTGGTGCGGGTTCATTCTTGCGCCGCCGCCGCCGCTGCCATCTCGGTGGCCATCTGCGAGCCGGCGATCGCACACAATCCTTTTTCGATGCGATCCAACATCTCCAGCTCTACCCACTTCGCCTCCGAGCCCATGAACGAGCTGGCGGCCCCGACGACGGTGCATAGCAGCTTCAGCGCCGAGGGTTGAATGAGCACGGCGCCGCCGCTGCTTTCCCCGTGCTGCGCGAGCGCCTCAATTAGGTTGAGAAATCGTTTTACTCGCAGATGCACTGCGATTCTTTCGTTCGGTGTCATGTGGCGCCTCGCGCGACTAGAAAAGCCCTGGATGCGCCTTCTCGCGCAACATGGCCACGATCGCTTCCATCATGGCCAGTTCGCGGTCGGCTTCTTCTTGCGACATCTTACGATCCTGCACTTGGCGGGGATACACGCGCCTGCGCATGCGTACTTCCCGCTTGGCGCAGTCGAGCAGTTCCTGCGGTGAGAACGCGCTCACCAGCGGCCACCCTGTGCCGGCGGCGGCTCATCATCCGCACCAGGCTCGCGGGCAGGCGGTTCATCTTTTGCCGGCTTGTTGCCCTTCTGCTTCTCCGCGGCGACCTTGCCGGCCGCCTCGATGCGATTCTTTACTTCGTTGAAGAGCTTCGCCGGCAGATCCTCGATCTTGTCGATGAAGTAGACCGCGCAGACCTTATCGATTTTCAGGCGCACCGCCGTGGCCATTGCCGTGAGTTCCTCGGCCTGCTCCTTGGTGATCTTCTTCTGCGCCGGCTCGGGCTTTACATCGAGCGGCTTCTCGCGCTCGCGGCCCGGCTCGGCGCCCTCCAGTGTGTTGTCGAGCTGCACGGCCTGGGCGAGCCGCTCATGTGCGCGCCCGTCAGTTTTCGGCCAGTACTTTTGCGCGCGCTTGATCGCGACCTTGCGGCGCATCTCATCCTCCCACTTCCCCCACACGCCTTTCAGCGGTTCGGCTGGATCGTAGTTCTTCGAGGAGAGCTTGGCCTTCTCCACATCGTCGGCCGGAACCCATTCCACCAGCGGACGCTCCGGATCGTTGACCAGGCGCGTGATCACGTAAGTGCCGAAGTATGGATTCTCTTCGGTATTGCGCTTCACGGTATGCGCGATCGTGTGCTCGATCTCCGTGCGGTTGGTGCGCTTGATCAACTTGAAGGAGTCCGCCGCGTAGACGTTCTCCACTTCCACGGAGAGGATGAGTCCGGTGTCGGTGGCGAGCTTGATGAAGCCGCGATACATCGGCCACAGTTGCGCCTCGTAGCGCTGCCGATCCTTGATCCACGTCGGAATGATCGCGGCGTATTGCAGCGCCGGGTTCAGCGACAGTCCGATCATCGCGCAATTCTCGTAAGCGTCGCGCACGCTATCGGGCCAGCATTCGAGTAGGCGGTTATCGTTGATGATGCGCTGAATCGCGAAGCTCGCCTCCTTGCTGGCCTGGAGCACGACCAGGCCGTGCTTCTCATCGGTGGCCGAGATGCGGTTGAACTTCGGGAAGCTCTTGCGCAGGAGCGTCGATACATCATCGCGCGTCATCACTGGAGGGCGGCGGCTTTGTTGTTGCTGTTCTCGATCGTCTCGTCGATATGCCATCATCATGCCCCTCAGCGAAGTATTGTGTGAATGTTGCCGGGTGTTGCACTCTATTGCAAATGATAAAGAACCAAGACACAAGCACCTGTTGGTGTCCACGATGTAACGGAGCAAAAGCGCTGAACCTGCGCCAGGCGGATGGGAAATACGCTGAGGCCACCTGCGCCGTCTGTCAGGGAGAGGGGCAGATCCCTACCTGGATGGTGCTCCAGCGATTTACCGGTAAGGCATATCGCAGGCGGCGCCTGGCGGCAGGGCAGACTGAGCAGCAGCGCGCAATGGCCTGGAGCTGTCCTGTGGATATGGTCCGCGACCTGGAGGCCGGATTGATCCGTCCGCCCTTCTTCGCTCCACTAGATCCTGTGGTCGAGACCATCATGGAACACAACCTGGAGCGTTGTACGGTTCAGTTCCGGGTTCCCAAGCCCGTACGGCGCTAGGCAGGGATAACCTGTGGATATCCTGGGAAAGTTGCGTGTAGGGATTTCGGGGGGCTATAAACGCAACGCCCCGCACGAAGGCGGGGCGCTGGTGGTTCGGGTCCTGGCAGACTCGGATACCGGGGGCAGAGCGATATTTAGGAACCTCTGCGACGTGAAGCGTAACACAACGCAACACGCTGCAACACCTACGCATCGGCCTCCCTCTCGGTTCCCGACCGACCCCTACCCGCTTATCACCAGTGGGCCTGCGCATGCCCGTGGGATCGACAAATCTGCGCCGTCACAAGCCGGGTGCAAGTTCCGGCCGCCGTGGCTACCGCCTGCTTGCAGGGCCGGACACGGTGATGGGGTTAAATCGGGGCATGACGCAAAAAAACGCCCGACATGAGCTGTAAGTGGCAACTGTATTGAGTTGCAGCGGCCTCCCCCTGATCCGCTCCAGCGGGTTAGGGGGACTGCGCCTGGGTTTTGGAAGGGGACAGGGAAGAGAGATCAGGAATAGGATTATTCTTAGCTAGTTGCAATAGATACGCGCGCGCGACTTCAACAACAAAACAGGAGATGACCATGGATCCCTTGAACCACAAAGAACATAAAGCCCGGCTGCTCGCCGCTCTTGATCGACTGCGCGAGCAGGTGATCCGTGATGAGGTGTATTCGGTGGTGGCAATTTGCGTGTGTACCGCGAAAGGTCGGCCCAATGAGAACATACACGCCGAAGCGCGTGTGCATATCAAGCACTCGCATGGAGCGCCGGCGGCGAATGCGATGGCCGGTGTGATCACGGAGTTCGCGCGCGACGGCATGGTGCCGATCACGAAGATCAAATGCTCTCATCATGACGACGATGAGAAGTCAGATCGGCCTACGTTGAACTAAGCATGCGCTGCCGATGCGGAGGAGAGGTGGTGCATGCGAGCTTCCAGTCGCTGCGCGGGAGCGTCTCGACGGAGACGTGTTTATGGTGCTTCGGGCATGAGGTGGAAGTGCGATCGGCCCGCAAGCATTTGCTGGTATGGAGGCATCGGCGCATGGGGCGCGAAGAAGCGATCGCCCACTTGACGGCGGTCGGGCTGACAGCACACATCGATCGGCTCAGACCATTGCAACAATAAATCCGGAGGCGAAAGTGGCAACAACGAAGAAAAAAGCAGCGAAAGCTGCAACGGTTGATTTGTTCGATGGGCTCGATGAGGGGGAGACGAAGGAGGTGATCGCACGCTTCCGACGCCTGGCGTTGAATCTTCGGAATATCGCAAGCGAGTTCACCGAGATCATCGAGATCCTCGAATCGCCGAAGCCGTCACTAGTGAGAACGCGCAAGGACGCCAACGATGAACCAGCGTTCAAATATCTCGTGCGCGTTCGCATCCCGGCGGACTTTTTCCTGACGAAGCGCATCATGGCGTACGCGGCCGACCAGGGGTTCACCCCGGCTGACACGAAGCGGCTCTTCGCCGAGATGAGCGAGTATTACAACCGCGTGGGCACGAAGTGGCAGGATTGGACCGCCGTCGCCTACAAGTGGTATCGCACCGAGGCCGCGCGCCGCAAGGACAAAGCGCCGCAAGGCCCGACGCGCACGAGCAAATCACTGCAAGAGTTCAAGTAGTGGCCGCCGCGATCGCCGCCGAGGAAGCGGTCCTCGGTGGTTTGATGCTGGATACTGCCCGGCACGCGGAGATCGACCTGGCGCCGGAGGACTTCACGACGCCTAAATACCAGTCGATTTATCGTGCCATCCGTGAGTGTATTCAGCAGCGTATCCAGGCCGATGTGGTGACAGTTTCGGAGATCTTGGATCGGATGGAGCCGGACGGTGGCAGTTGGTTGTCGTACTGCGCAAAAATTGTGACGGACACGCCCTCGTCGGCGAACACGCGCGTCTACGCAGCGATCGTGAAGCGCTACTCAGACGCAACGCGGGCGAAGGGCATCGCGCATGCCATGATCGAGGACATCGACCAGGACCCCGAGGCGCTGGATCGAGCGATCAAGGCGATGTTGCGCATGACTTCCTCGCAGCGCAGCCACGAGTGCATGGTCGGCGACACCCTCGGCGCGCTGGTGGATTACCTGGACTTCCGCGCGCAGAACAAGAACACAATCCCCGGCATGCTCACCGGCTTGCAGCGGCTCGACCGCTCGATCGGCGGCTTGCAGAAGGGGCATCTCATTGTGGTGGCCGCCAGGCCAGGTATGGGCAAGACCGCGCTCATGGGCGGCCTGCACATGGCGAACCGCAAAGTGCATACCGGGTGCATCTCGGCGGAGATGCCGCGCGACGAGTTGGTGCTGCGTATGGTGTCCTCGATGTCTGGGGTGGCGTTCACCGACCTGCGCATGGGCAACCTGCAAGACCACGAGTGGTCACGGATCAATACGGCATTCGCGATGCTCAAGGCGATGCCGCTGCACATCAACGATCGCTCGGCGCCGACGATCGAGCAGATCTTGCGCCAGGCGCGGCAGTGGAAATACGAGCACGATATCCAGATGCTCTCGATGGATTACATCCAGCGCATCCCGACGCCAGGCGGAATTCAAAAACGCAACGAAGGGGTCGAGCACATCGTGCGCTCGCTCAAGGAATGCGCGCGCGATCTGGAGATCCCAGTCGTGGCGCTCTCAGCAGTATCGCGAGAGGCGGAGACGCGCGGCGACAAGCGTCCACTGATGAGCGACCTGCGCGACTCAGGCGCCATCGAGGCCGAGGCCGATGTGATCGTGACCGTTTACCGCGAAGAGGTGTACAGCGATGCAGACAACATCAAAGGCGTTGCCGAGCTTGCCGTCATCAAGAATCGGCACGGACCCCTCGGTCGAGTTACCGTCCACTACAACGGCCCCACCCTTACCTTTAGCGATTTTCGGGTGGATGGCGGAGATGATGGACCTGGCGGTGTTCCAGGGGGAGATGGAACTGCTCAACGCAGCATGGAGCTTGGACTCGGGCAGGACGATCGAACTGCGACTCGTCGAACAACCGGGGCGCGAACACGTAAATCCGTTCAAAAAATATACGAAGAAGAGGGGCGGTAGTAATGGGCAAATCTTCGAATGCGCGATCGTGGTCGTGGAGACAGGCAGCGTCGCCTACAACGGCGGGCTGTGGCTCGCTGGATGGGGCGACACTTCGGATCGTGGGATGTGGGTGCGATTTTGGCTCGATGAGGAGTCCGATCGTCATCCTTTTGCAGGATACGCAAAGCGGTCAACTGATCATCCGCTCGGCACGATGTTCATGGTGGTTATGGTTGCGCTCGATGACTCCGGCAATCCCCTCAATCCGCAAGTGGAGCATCTGGCTGGGGCGGTGGAGGCGCCGCGCAAGGGGCGCACCAATTCTCAGTGGGCTCACCTCATCATCACCGGCCCGCGCTTCTGCCAGTGGTTGCGAGAGAAAGAGCGGGAGTTCACGCCGCGCATCAACAAACTGCATGGTGGCTGGACCCCTGAACTCGCGCGCCGATACGTCGTGCGATACGTCCTGCAATCCGAAAGCCTCACCGTGATCGACCACGATCCTGACAAGCTGAAGATCTGGCACGAAAAAGTGCGTATCCCTTTCAGTCAATGGGCAGGAGAGATGTGATGGACACAAAGCAAAAATTCAAAGCGATCCACGCTCTCGCGCGCGCGTCGATCATGCTCGATTACCAGGACAAGTTCTATGTGAGCCACGACGTGCACATGTACGGCGACGCCGGGCTGCACACCGAAGTGGGCATCGTCGGGCGCGGACCGATGCCGCACGATGCGATCGAAGCGCACTGGGAGCTGCTCACCAAGGCCACGCACGATAATCCGCTGCGCAAGATGGTAGGCGGCACCGAACGGGGGTATGTTTGGAACGGCTTTATGTGGGAAGAGGTGTCTTTGCCGAGGAAATCGGCCAGTTAAAACGAGGAAGCAAATGATGATCGACAACGATGGCATCGAGGATCTGGGGAGCGTGACAGAGGAAACCAAGCAGACGGCACCCTGGCCGCCTTATTACTGGGATTGGTTGTACGGCTATGGAACCGAACCATGGTGATGCTGTGAAGCAGATCCAGATCACGAAGGCATGAACTTGGACGGGCGACGATGCGGCTTCGGAGGTTGCGCCCGGCCGGCGGCGATCCGGCATCCATATGACCTCAGTGCGCGTTAGTCATGAGTGGCGCTCCGCTAATTAACCATGACAGTCCGCAGCGTGCCCTCCTTCACGCGTGGCGGACACCTACCCTTTGGAGAACAGCGTGGATTTGAAAAGCACCCTGGAGTACTTGGCCGTCAACGCACCGGAAATCGGCCGCCTGCGCGAGCGCGGCGACAAGCTCGCCGGCAGAGTGTATCGCGCGTACCGGCACTGCTACGACCATCGCACCGATGTGAAGGCGCAGAACGAATTGATCACGGTCGTGGAGGACTACATCCGCCGCGACTTGAACATCGCCGCGGCGAAGGATCTCGCCGACCGTTACGGCCACAAGCACGTTGACGATCCGATCATCATTCCCGATCCGATAAAGGTGCAGCATGCCGTCCGTGACGCTCTTCGAAGGAGACATTGACGATGTTTCGTAACCGGCGCCTGTTGGACCTGGCGCATCGGATCACGGAATGTACGATCAACATCCCCGGCTGCCACGGCCATGCACCGAACGGCTGCGAGCCGGCGCATTCAAATTGGCATGAACACGGGAAAGGGAAATCACTGAAGGCGCACGATTGTTTCTTCGCCGCGGCCTGTCATTCATGCCACGTTGAGTTAGATCAGGGATCGCGGTACGCGCGAGAAGAAAAAAAAGAATTCTGGCAGCGCGGCCATGCCCGCACGCTGCTGATCTTGTGGGAACGTGGATGGATCAAAGTAACCTGATAGATCAACGCTTCGCGTCTTTGGTGGTCGTGAATCTCGCATTCATCCGACGCACGGGGCGCGCAAACGTCCGTTATTGGACGTGCAGATGTGACTGTGGAAAGCAGGTGATCGTGCGCGGGCACCACATGGCGAGCGGGCATACAAAGAGCTGCGGCTGCCGAAAGACCACGGCCGCCGGAAAATCAAAGAGCCGAGAATATAACTCGTGGAAGCACATGATCGGCCGGTGCGAAGACAAGAACCACGCGAAATACCAGGACTACGGCGCCCGAGGCATTCGCGTCTGTGAGCGGTGGCATGACTTCAACAATTTTCTTGCGGACATGGGGCCGAGGCCGAAAGGCACGACGCTCGACCGCATTAAGGGAGAGCGAGACTATGAGCCAGACAACTGCCGGTGGACGGACGCGAAAACGCAAAGACACAACCGTTGCCGCTGAAACCGGGCAATTGCCGCTGGAGGTTCGCCTAGCCGCGAGTGCCGTGGAAAGTTCGCCAAACGATGACCCGCCGGATCGAGCGCGACTTATCCTAGGCCCGATGATGATGCCGATCCCGCCGACGATGAACACGTACTGGCGCACGCGGATCGTGAAGATGAAGAACCCCTCGCCCAAGCAGCTCAAGTTCACCGGCGGCTACTCCGCAGTGACGTACACCAGCGAGGACGGCAAGCACTACGCCGAGCAGATCAAGGAGCGATTCTTCTCGATGGAACCGCGGCCTGCGATGTCCTCCTCGGCGCTGTGCATCGAGGTCGTGGTGTGCTTTGCGACGAACGCGCGCCAGGACATCGACAACCGCGTGAAGCCGCTGCTCGATGCGCTCAAGGGCGCCGGCCTGATGCAGGACGATACGCAGGTGATCGACTTGCGGGTGCGACGCGGGCCGGTGATCAAGGAGGGCCGCGTGGTGGTGCGAGTGTGGGAGGTGGTGCCGAACTATGACCGCGCTCTATATGACACCGGATGGGGTAGACTCGCGGTGTCGCCGTAGCCTCCCTACGAGCGATTTCTTGGAGTCGCTGTACTCATGGGGCGTCTCAGGGCGCCCCAATTTTCTCCAGCCGATCGAGCTGCGCTGTCGCGTTGTTGCAAGCGTGGATGTACGAGCGCCTGGCGCTTGCGAGGATCTCTTCCGATGCACCCTGTCGATTGAGCAACACGAGCTTGTTCTGCCAATGTCGGGTCGTGCGCCACCAACGGACATACAACCTGCCCTCGATGCCGCTATGGCGGGCCTGCTGGATGAACGCGTGGATGTCCGAGTACAGTGCTTGCGTCATGGCAATTTGAGAGTAGCAGGCAATGGCCCCGAAAGCAGCGCATGTAAAAAAGCCCAACACACGCGCCATGGCCAGATCTCGATCCGCAGAGATGCGCGAGAAGCTGTGCCACGAATATGTAAAAGACTACAACGCCTATGCTGCGGCGCTGCGAGCCGGTTTCAGCGAGTCGATGGCGAAGACGAAGTCGGGCGCCATGGTGAAGCAGATGATGCCCTACATCTCGAAGCTCCAGGCCAAGAAGAACGACCAGCTCGTGCGTCGCGGCGTCATGACGCAGGACGAAGTACTCCAGGGGATGAGCAACATCGGTCGAGTGAACCCGCTCGACTACATTCGCATCGTGTCGATTACCAAGGGCAAGAAAACCGTGCTGGCGACGCAGCTCAAGGACATCACCGAGCTGACGCGCGAACAGGCCGATGCGATCACGGAAATCACCGAGCACGGTGGCCAGGTCACGTACAAGCTACCTGGCGTGTCGGAGAAGATGGCGGCGCGCGCGTTTATCGGAAAGCACTGGGGCATCACCGATCCGAAGCTGGTCAACCTGCGCATCACGCAGAACATCACGATGAACGCCGAGCTGAAGGACGTGGACACCGACAAGCTCGAAGAGCTGGAATCGCGCATGATCGAGCTGCTCGGGCCAGCAGCTCGCCGACTGTTGGGGTATCGACCAGGTGACGAAGACCAGGAACAGGCGCCCCTTGAAATCGCAGACGGGGCACTCGACAGCGACGATGACGAGGACGACGAGGACCGATGAGATCGTTGCCCCTCGGGGTCGTGGCGATGTTCCTCGCGATCAGATCGAAACATTCGCGCGGTTCGTGATCGGCGAGGGTTATGGCGCCAAAGCACCAGGCAATCGAGGCTCGGAGCGCTTCCCGAAATACGAGACCTGGCAAGAGACGGGCCGGCGGCTGTTCGGGCCGGTGTTCCTGGAGGTGTTGCGCGGGGAACTGGAGAGGCAGAAGATTGCGCCTTTCGGAGGTGAGCCACATGCCGCGGCGTTACAGCGCGATAAAACAATCGGTGCAGAGCCAGAACCCGGACATGAAGATGGCCGAGGTGAAGACGAGCGCGGCAAAAATCTATGAATCCACACGCAAGCCTCGCGAGCTACACCTCTCCACCGTGCGAGCGATGGAACGCCGCCGCCGTGTTCGGTGAACCATGATCGAATCCTGGTCGCGCTGTGCGCCGCCTTTCTTGCACTGCTCCTCGGTGAGTTCATAGCGAACTTCACTCGGCTGGCGGTAGTGCTGCTGTACTTGGGCGCCGCCGTCTCGCTCCTCCTCGCACTTTACTGGTGGGCTCAACAATGCAAGAAGAACTCTTCCGACTCCTCTCGACGGCGTACAAGAAACACCTCAACGCAACAATCCAGGCGTTAGATATCACTCGCGATCCCGCCGCCGATTCCATCGTGGACGCACCGGCCGGCGTCGACGTGACACCAGAGCGTCCCGGCCCCTTCGAGGTGCTTACTAGGCTGTCGCTGGAGACGCGCGAGGAGCAGCTCGCGTTCCTGGCGCGCCACGAGGATGCCGAGCGCAACTTCGAGAAGTTGAACCTCGATCGCACTCGGCTCGGACACATCCGCGAGGATGGGTTCCGCGTCGCTCAGGAGAAGCGGGCGAAGACGGAGAACCCGTATATGCCGGTCACGATCGAGCATATCTTCTGGTATCGCGGCTGGTGCCAGGGGATGAACGTGTTCCCGATCACCGAGATCCCGATGCGGGATGTGTTCGAGCTGGATCGGCCGGTGACGCGATTCAAGGCGAAGTTTCGGATCGACGAGCTACTGAACAAATGCGCAGAAAAAATACTAAGCGTCGAGTATCCGGAGGTTCGGTGGTCGAGCATGAGCGATCTGTCGAAGAAGCCGTACCTGCTGAAGGCGGTAGCGTTTCTGGAGGCGATGATGGATCGTGCGCCGTTGGCGCTGACCCATTCGGCGGATGGTGGGGGCGAATCGTTGCAGTCGTCCGTCTCCGACTGATCAAGTGGCTCGCGCAGCACGACGTGGTGCTGGTGAATGCCAGCATCCGCGGCGTGGTCACGATCAACGTGAAAGATCGGCCCGTCGTGCGGGTTATCGGGATCAATGGCAAGATCACGCCAACGCCGGACTTCCAGCCATCCAGGCAATACCAAGGCAACACCTTGCACTGATGCGCAACATTCAGGCAATATCCTGCCCCATGCGCCAGGGGAACAAAGACGAGCGATAGGGTCTTCCGATTCCGTCCCCCTGCTGCGCACGGAGATGGAGCTATGTTCAGAGCCACCTTGATCGTCCGGAAGCCTGGCGGCGAGATCGCGCAGATCGTTGATCTGTCGAGCCTCGATGACGCCAACGTGACCGCGCAGGTGAATGCCTTGCGCGCTCGGTTCCCGGTCGACTACAAGATCGACGAGAGCCAGGTTGAAGCCGCTCGCGCCGCATGGAGGGCGCGCGCTGCGTAAAAGATAGCAGCTCCTTGAACGGACGGAGAGCGTGGGGCGTCCGAAAGGTTCGATGTGGCGTGGTGAAAGAGGTGGGGTACTTCGCCTGTTAAGCGGGAAACGTCGGTTCGAATCCGGCCGGCGCCTTCGGGTGCTGTCGTCTAGTGGTAGGACGCCTTATAGCTCCCTGTCTCGCCTGTTCCCGCCCGATGATTTGATTGCGCGTGGTGAAAGAGATCGGTTACTTCACAACCTAGAGGTCACGGGTTCGATCCCCGTCGTCGCTGGATCGGGCGGCGTAGCTCAGTTGGTAGAGCGCAAGGCAGTAGCCCTTAACTGGGCAAACCGGTTTCGCCTGTTCCCGCGCAAGTGATTTGGATGATCGTGGTGATAGAGGTCGGTTACTTCGCTTTTGCAAGCGACGATGGGGTTCGATTCCCTACCACCGCGCAACGGTGGACCAGGCGGTAGTCAACGCCGATCTCGCCTGTTCCCGATCGACGATGTGACGTGGTGATAGATCGCGAGTTCTTCGCAAGAGGTTGCAGGTTCGAATCCTGTCGGTTGTACCGCAAGGTTCCCAACCGATAGCCCTGGCATCGCGAATGCGGTGATTGGCTCCAGGGCACACGCGCGGTCGCCAGTTCCCGTCCAACAAGAATTACATGCGGCGTGGTATTCCCGCCAAAGGAGAGCGACGATGAAGACGAACACGAAGCGCAAGGCAGTCCCGCCGAAGCGTAATGTCAACGCACGAACTCACGAGGGCGCCCCGGCCGACGCGGCGCCGGCATACATGGAGCTGCGCCGCTCCGTGCTCTCGTGCATGCTATGGGAAAATGAGTTCTACGAGTCAGGCTCGCAGATCGCGTTGCGGGTGAAGGAGCTTTGCCACCGCGTGACGGCCGACCAGCTCGCGAACCTCGCGATCAAGGCACGCATCGATTACAAGCTGCGGCACATGCCGCTGTACTTGGCGCGCGAGCTGGTGCGCCATAAGGACGCGGGTCCGAACATCGTGGCCGGCACGATCGAGCGCGTCATTCAGCGCGCCGATGAGCTGGCCGAGTTCATGGCGATCTACTGGAAAGAGGGTAAGTGCCCGATCGCCAATGCCGTGAAGCGTGGCCTGGGCCGCGTCATCAGTAATTTTGATTCGTACCAGCTCGCGAAGTACAACCGCGATAATGCGGTGGCGCTGCGCGACGTGCTGTTCATGGTGCACGCCAAGCCGAAGGATATCGGCGATCGCAAGGGCAAGAAGGCCAAGGCGATTGCACGCAAGGGATACAAGCGCGGGGCAACGATGCGGCACAAGACGCCGCAGGCCATTTCCTACCAGCAGCTCGCCGACGATGAACTGCCGACGCCGGACACCTGGGAGACGAACCTCTCCGGCGGGGCCAACAAGAAGGAAGTCTTCGAACGCCTGTTGAGCGAGAACAAGCTCGGCTACATGGCGTTGCTGCGTAACCTGCGCAACATGGAGGAGGCGCAAGTCGATCGCCGGTTGATCGTGCAGCGATTGCGCGAAGGGGCGCCGAAGTCGAAGGCGTTGCCGTTCCGGTTCATCGCCGCCGCGGTGCATGCGCCGCGCTTCGAGGATGTGCTCGATGAGTGCATGCTGTTGAGCCTGGGCGCGATGGACAAGTTGTCTGGCCGCACGGTGCTGCTGATCGACAACTCCGGCTCGATGTACCAGGAGAAGATCTCGGCGAAGTCGGAGCTGACTCGCGCGCAGGCAGCGCAGGCGCTGGCTGTCATGGCGCGGGAGATCTGCGAGGAGGTGGTGATCTATGCCTTCTCGAACAAGTGCGAGCTGGTGCCGCCGCGGCATGGCATTGCCCTGGCGAACGCGGTGCGTGACGCCACCACGCACGGCGGCACGGCCACCGGCGACGCGTTGCGCCTTCTCAACGAGAAGGAAGACTACGATCGCATCATCATCTTCACGGACGAGCAGACGAACGACGTGCTCGGCAAGCCGAAGAACGAAGCGGTCGGGTACATCATCAACGTCGCATCGAACCAGTACGGGATCGGTGGCGGCAACTTCGTGAAGATCGACGGCTTCTCGGAGCAGGTCCTGCGCTTCATCTCGGTCGTCGAGGCTGGCGGAGAGTGAATTACGCGCACGGTGGGGATGGGTGACCGCCGTGCGGAGAGTGCCGAGGAGCAACCCAAGGCTTCGCGTGGATCAGGGTTAGATCTCCCTGGGTTATGCGTAGTACGGCCCGCCGCCTTTCCCTACGACGGTCAGCGGCGGGAGTCTTTGCCCCTGTAGCTCAGTCGGCAGAGCACTAGGCCCTTCAAGCCTGGAGGTCGAGAGTTCGATTCTTTCCGGGGGCGCCCATGACAGCAGCAGCAATGAACACAGGCAGGCGGTGGGCACGTCGATGTACGGGGGATTGTTGCTGGTTCCTGCCCGGCGATCCGCACTGGGCAAATCACTGTGTTTTCTGTGGTCACCAAAGTGAGGTAATGTCGATGTCGATCAAACTTGAACCTGTTCAGTCCAGCAACCTGGCCGCGATCGGCTATGACGCCGCCGGCGCGCTGCTCATTGTCGTATTCAGCAACGGCGCGAAGTGGAAGTACGAGGGCGTGCCGGCTGAAGTGCACCAGGCGCTGATGAACGCCGAGAGCAAGGGCCGCTTCTTCCACACCGACATCAAGCCGAAGTACTCGGCCACGCAGTATGTTGATCAGGCGGCCGAAGTTGCCGCGGCCTCAACCGACCAGGTGGTCGACGCTCAAGCGCCGGCGGAGGACTCGATCTCCGGAGAAGAGGTCGCGCTCCAGGGATCGACGGAGACTACTACCGGATGAAATGCGCCAAGTGCGCAAAGGACGCGATCGTGGTGGCCTGCTACAAGTTCAATGCAGGCCGCCGCGATGGCGTATGGGAGCCGGTCTATCTCAACAGTAGGCTCGGCTTCTGTCCGCGGCATCGGCCGCACAGTCCGATGGTATTGATGGACGAGAAGAACTGGCGCCGGATCGAGGAGCACATGCGCTCGACGGTGTATCCGAACTTGGATCGAGGCAGCGCGCAAGGCTACTGGAAGGAGGTTCGCGATGAGACGCAAGCGACAGAAGTTCGAGGTGACGCCGGCGCGAGAGGCGGAGATCCGCTCGGACATGGCCAGGTGGGAGCAACGCACCGCCTCGCAGATGAGTCCGCACATGCAGATGTGCGAGGACCTGCTGGCCCTTCTGGATGACGCACGCGACATCAACTCGCGGATGATGGCGGAAAAGGTGCGGAACGATCCGGCGTACCAGGACGCGCTCAATAAGGCGACCGCCTAGAGTTTGTCCAGTCGGCCGGCGTATGATCCGGCCGTTCCCCGCCGCGCTGCGCGCCGCTGGAGAAGAAAGATCAATCTTCCCCGGAGGCAGCCCATGAGCGAAACGCGTAATCTGGTCACATGGGTGAGGGAATACCTGCGGATCAATAAACCGGCGCGATGGATCGTCATCGCCCTGGCGTCGATCACTTTGTTCTTTCTGGCGCGCTGTGCATTCGCGCAGACGGCGCCTACCGTCACGCTCACGGTCACGCCCGCCACCGGAATCAGCCCGGTCACGCCGACCGCCACCTGGTCCTCAACCAATGCCAGCACCTGCACCGCTTCGGGTGCATGGGCTGGGACCAAGGCGACTAGCGGCACGGAAACCTTGCCGGCGATCCAAAACAATGCGAGCTACACCCTGACCTGCACGGGGGTCGCCACGTCGACGACTGGCACCATAACCGTGAGCTGGATGCCGCCGACCGCGAACACGGATGGCACCCCCCTTACGAATCTGGACGGCTACGACTTGCTATATGGCACCAGTAGCAACTCGCTGGACCAGAAAATCGACGTAACCAATTCGAAGGCCACCAGTTACATCGTGGACAATTTGCTAATCCCGGACGCCGGTGTGACCTATTTCATCGGCATGAAGGCGTACAACCTCAACGGCATACGTTCGGAATTGAGCGATATCGCTTCCAAAGTCTTCCCACCTACCGGACCAGTGCCGACCGCCGTGAAGACGGCAACGGTTACGGTCAATAAAAAGCCGGGCATCCCCACGTTGCTGGTGGTGTCGAGCACGGCCATGTCGGTAAAGGTGAAATGGACGAATGGCAGGGTGGCGTTCGTGCTCGACAAGGAGATCGGGACCGTGCCGATTGGGACCGTGTGTCGACGTGATTTTCGAATCGCCAAGACGGACTACTTCCGCGTGGATCGGCGCTATGTGGATTTGACGTCGCCGACCCGTACGGTGCTGATTGTGGCCAATTGCAGCTCTAAACCGATTGCGGGGTGAACCATGGCATCCAGATCCCTTCGTGACATGCGCGGCATGATCCCGCACCAGATTGCGCAAGCGCGTCCGCCCGCGGCGATCGCTCCCACCCCC